TTATGTGAGATTTTATTGTTGCAAAGTTATGGAAATTATGAATATTTTGTGCAATAATATTCTTATAATGTAAAAATAGCTCCCTAGTTCGTCCGCTGACGAGGGAGCTATTTAACACAAAAACTAAACTAGACACATTTTTGGAAATCTAGTTGTATATTCTGTATATCAATTATATAGTCCTGCTTTTTTTTATGGTTCGACCATAATTCGACCATTTGATGTTTTATGTACTATCAAGATTTCTATATTTCATATTTTATATTACTTTAAATATTATATTTGCGCATTGTCAAACTAAAATAGTGCGTTTATGAAATCGTTATTAAAAAATGTCCTAAGAAGGATAAGTAAAAAACAATCTTCTAAAGAAGATAATGCGACAGCCTTTTATCCCCAGTGTTGTGCAAAAGTGGATGATTCCGCTCGTATGCGTATAAAAATGTCTTATGACCAAAATGTAAAAGAAACTATATCAAGCTTGAAAACACTTGCTAATGATATGTCTAGTGGCTTTGTTACTTTTAAAAAGTTTCAGACTAGGCGTTATCAATACAACCCGGATGCAGATGCAACTCTATATGCTTCAAGACTGCTTCGTGCAGCTTCTATATTGGAGTTCCTATTAACTGATCCTGATAATAAATCTTAGAGATTCATTTTTTCAGCTAGAGCAGAGAGCCCTATCAGTAGTTCAGTTATATTTTTGGCTTTTCCGACAACATCATCAACTTTCGCTGCTGTATCAGGGCTTAACTCCTTTTCTAATCGTTCTAGCTGCATTTGAAATGTATCAAAACTTAATATATATAAGTCTCTTTCAACAGTGAATCCCCCTTTTTCTGCAAAATTGAATATTTCAAAATTCAACGTAAGATATTCAATACCATATCCTTTATAGTCAATAAATCTCCTATTTTTGAACTCCTCTAAAACTATTTCATATTGTTCTTTACTGATCCTAAGGTCTGGTATATCTTTATAATTTAGTTTAGCTGTTCTTTTCCCGTTTGCTACAACCAAAATATAATTTAATACTTTATCCTTTTCTTCAGCTGTTATAACTAAAGGATATTCTCTTTCATCTTTTGGGGGTACAGTTCTAATTGAGCGCATAATTGAAAAAAATATTTATTCTATTGTTTATATAGTTTCATTCTAGTATCACTGTAATACATTATATCTTTTTCTATTTCGCAGGGAATTGTTAAGTTGTCTTTTTCTACTATTAGATTCACTATATTGTTATTTATAGAGTATTTACCTGATACCGTTTCTTTCCATTCATATTCTAAATCCTCATTATCATCTGCAACATTATATATTGTGAAAGATTTTAAACCAAAAGATATAGCAAAGAAAGGTCTTAAATAAGGAGTTCCTTCTTCAAACGACAATCGAGTTTTGCCATACCAATCTTTTGTAGAAGTCCATGTTGTTCCTGCTAAGTTAATACTGTCATCAGAACATGAGCTAAATATCAGTACTAATAAAAGGGGTAGTATAAAAAAAGTCTTTTTCATACATATATATTTATCCTATATTTCGTTCATTCTTCAACATAGCCAGTTCACCCTTTAATTTTTGGTTTTCTTCCAAAAGCCGTTGGGTAAGCATTGTCTTCTCATTGATTTCATCCTGCAAATTGGCTATGGTATATACAATACTTTTCAATTTGTCCATTCCTGGTTCTGTTTCTTCTTTTTGAATGAGCATGGAACCAGTTCCTCTTAACAACCATTCTGCGGAAATTTCCTCAAATGAGGATGAAATTGCTATTATTGTTGCAAGGCTAATTTCTCTTTTTCCTATCAGTTGATTATTAATAGTTGTGGGCTTTAATCCACACTTAATAGCAAATCCCCTCTCTGATAGCCCTGAATAGGTTATTACTTCTTTAATTCTGTTTATCATAATCAATCAAAAGTTAAATATCCACAAATGGGGATATAAAGTAGGTTTTAAATTTTTATATATCCACATTTGAGGATATATTTGCATCATAAATCAATCAATCATACAAACATACAAAAATTGATTGATAAAACCAATTAAAAAATAACGATTATGAGCTACAATTTATCACAAATAATGAAGTCTGCACACCGCAATTACAAGAAGGGTGGAAAAACATTTTCAGAGTGTTTAAAATCTGCATGGAGCTTCGCAAAACTCCAAGAAAGTTTCTCACCGGAAGCAGTGAAATCAAGAACTGATAAATTTTTAGCTGAAAGACATGAAGCTATGAGCAAGACTGCCAAAGCTACACCTAGCAAGGAATATAATAACCTTAATATTCCCGCTTCCGCTTACTACAACCCAAATAGTACTCATTACGGTGCACATTACGTCGGAGATTAATCAAATTATACAACAATGGATAAAAGAACCGAACTAGAAATACAGCGAGACAAATATGAAGCTGTGATTGAAGAACGAGACGCGTTGATCCACTCTTTGAGAGGTGAAAATGAAAAACTCAAACGAGATTTAGAATCAGAACGTGGATTTTATAGAGAGAAAGTTTCCCAATGTGATGATTTGAAGAAATTTATTGAATCGCAAAGAAACTTAATGGATATAGTTTTGAAGAACAACCAAAGTATTCTCTAACCCTCACTAAAGTCAAACCAAACCGCCGGTTATCCGGCACCCAGTCCGGTCTTTGAGCCTGCCCTTGAAGGGAGACTGGGAACAACAGAGGAGAGTTCTTTGACATCTTGGTAAAATGGTGTTTTGGAAGCCGACACGTGCCGAAAGGGATTACTGATGTAGGCGGGCTTCCCAACGATATAATGCTGTGGTTAATGGTCAAGCCGTATCGTTGTAAAACTAAATCAGTTAGACGTTTGTCGGCAAATCGTGGCATTTGCTTTATGTATATAAAGGTGATGTAGCTTAGTTGGTTAGAGCGCATGTTTCTACATGAGGTCGGCGGTTCGAATCCGTTCATCACTTCAATGTTTAATTGACGTTACAACTGCGTGTATATCTTATAAATTGCATAGGCTGTTAAACTAATAATAAAGAATAGAAATGAAATGTAGGAAATTGACTCACAAATTGCGAAGATTTTATTGCGTGGTACGGCTGGCGTTACGGTCATTTTGGAATTGTATAAGCTATAGAGGATATATTCTTCTACCCGTTTTTGAGCGTTGCGTATCATCACGTTGCTCATTGCTCGATTCTCGTATATGGTTATACACGAAAAAAGGATGGATAGTGCGTTTGAACATATTACCACCAATAGTAAAATTCGACTGCAAGCGTTGTTGGTTGAAAGATTGCTTAAAGAAACAAGTACAGCAAAAGTAGCGGATGCAACAGTCAACAGAGTGCTTTGGAGTCTGAAAGTCCATTCGATTTTTTTCTCTAAAGTTTCTTTGTAGTATGAAACTACTTTTTCTTCATTATTCATATTTTCTTGTTTTTTGATTTGACACTTCAAAAATAAGAAAATCCCCCGTTCCTTTTTTATTAGTGAATAATCTTGGAACGGGGGAAATTTATTAATCAATTAATAATCACATGATTCAAGTAACAATTAAAAACGATAGGAATGAGAATTTGGAAGATGCCACATTCTCATTACGTGTAGAGAATATGCCGATAAAATCAGCTAAAATCGTAGCCGAAAAGCTTCCTGCTATGATACAGAAAGCTTTTTGGGATTATGCAGATTGTAAAGTCGGGTTTAATCGAGATAAAAAGAGAGATAATGAATGAATTTCTTCACTTAATTTTTGATTATACGTCCCAAAGTTAAGTAAATCCTCCGAATAAAGCGTGATGCTGCCGATCGAATTGGTTCGGGGGAACTTTTATTTTAAAATTAATCAGTATGGAAAAAGAAATAGAAAGACGCAGTATAATCAATGTTTTGCGAAACATGGACGTTGGTGCAATAGAAGTATTTCCTATCATTCAAAAAACGTCTGTTACTTACACTTTAAATGCTCGGCTTTATAAAGAAAAAGCTGAAGGAATGGTTTGGAAAACAAAGTCAGACGTAAAAAATATGCAGTTTATAGTAACTAGAATTGCGTAACTACCTTGCTTGTTGAGATGATCAGAGGTGAAATGGCTGAAATATTGCTAGATAATATTCTCCGTCTGTTTTCTACAGAAACGTTTGGAAAAGATAAGTCTGCGTATTATGTGGGTGGGGAAAAGAAATTGATGAATCTTATAGAAGCGGGTAAGATCGAAAGTGATAAGCCTACTAATGTCCAAAACGGCAAGTGGCATTGTAATGCTGCTCAAGTATTACTTCATTGCCGATGTGCGGGAAGGAAAGTTAAATCTAAAAAACGGAAGAAATGAAAAAGATTAAAGTGATACAGTATGCCATGATGTTCATTGCCTTATGGACAACACTGTATCTTATAGATAGCATTGAAGTTAGCAAGAAAGAATTTATTGCTGCTTTTGTATTGGTGACTGTCGTATCAGTGAATTATATCTGTTTTCGATACTACGAAGATAGGAAACAAAATAAAGATAGCCTGTGAAGGTCTGCATTGCTTAATTTTAGTATTTGTCATGTTTATTTAGCCCGGTTCGCCGGGCATCTGCCGGGATAGCCCAGTTGGTTAGAGCGCATGTTTCTACATGAGGTCAGCGGTTCGAATCCGTTTCCCGGCTCAACTCAATCAGAGTTAAGTAACCCGTGAGGGGGAAAATTATGTTTGTATCAATAACAATCAATCAATGTAGCCAGAATCGTCTGGCTACGAATTGAAGGAATGGCGGAATTGGTAGACGCAAGTATGCAGATAGATTGAAGAAAGTCATACATAGGTAATCTATCATCCCGGTTCGAGTCCGGGTTCCTTCACAGAGAATTTTTCTTTTTATGTTTAACTAATGTTGCCAGCGAAAAGGACGCTGTAGGGTTAAAGCCCCTGTTATTTGAGTTTTAATTGTTCTATACCATTCCGGTGTGCTTTGAACGGCTATCCGGAAGCAAGAAGCTCGTGAGAGTGCTATTTTATAGTTAATGTCGTGTTTTATTTTGTGTTTGTGTTCTAAGTGAATGGTTCGTGAGAATAGTTCACTTTAAACGGATGGCTGGTGTAATTGGCAGCATACGCAGGTATGCGTGATGTGGGTTCGAGCCCCACGCCATTCACATTTCTGATCCTATTAAATTATAGTAGTTCATGAGTTTTGTTTTGTGTTTGTGATTGGGGTGTATGGTCTGTGAAGATAGTGCACCTCTTTAATTAATCGGGCGGATATGTATATCGTTGGCTGAAACTGCGGTGAGGTGCACCAATATTCCGTGAGACCGGTTCGACTCCGGTTCCGTCCACTAGCATTTACATTATGTATAAATCAGGGAGCCGTACACCCTTCAAGCGTAGCCGTTCCATAAGGTACATTGGATTATTCATTTTCTTATTTTTCTGCCTGTACAATACCGTACAGGCAGTTTTTACTACCTGAAAATGGCGTTAAAATGGCGAAGTTTCTGTTTGCTAAACTTGTCAATAACGATTACCTTTACTGATGTAATAAACTAAAAGTCAAACCATTAATTCAGAATTATGAAAGAATTAGTAACCATTCAGCAAAAGCTGAAAGCCCCGAAAGGGCAATTTAATAAGTTCGGTAGTTACAAATACCGTAGTTGTGAGGATATTCTTGAGTCAGTGAAACCTATTCTGACTGAAACAAAGTGTTCGTTAACTCTCAGTGATGAGATGGTGTCAGTAGGCAATAGAATTTATGTAAAAGCAACTGCCACTTTAACCAACGAAAAAGGGGAAAAAGAAATAGTGACTGCTTTTGCGAGAGAAGAGGAAACAAAGAAGGGAATGGATGGCAGCCAAATTACCGGAGCCTCATCTTCTTATGCAAGAAAGTATGCTCTTAACGGTCTATTTTGCATTGATGATACAAAAGACAGTGATGCAACTAACACTCACGATAAAGAAGACGCACAACAGCCTGCAAAAACACCGGCTAGTATGAAGAATCCAGTTTATACTGGTGCCCAACTGAAAAAGGCTATTGCTGACATGCTTGCTGTCAAAAGCAGAACTGAACTTGAAAAAGTATGGTATGGTAATCCGGCTATGCAAAATGATAAAGAGTTTGTAAATGCTTGTATGGAAATGGGCAAAATTTATCCTGCATCATGATAGAGTTGGTTAAATCGAGTGTGGTTTTCTCAGAAGAGAACCACACATATTTTCTTGGTGAAAAGCAACTGAAAGGTATTACCGGAATGATAAGCCGGCAACTATTTCCTAATAAGTATAGGGATATTCCAGAATACATATTGAAAAAAGCTGCTGAAAAAGGCAGTCGTATTCATGGACAATGCCAGTTTGCTGATGTAACAGGATTACCACCCGAGAGTATTGAAGCTATTAATTATATCAGGGAAAGAGTAAATGCCGGATATAAGGCTTTTGCCAATGAGTACACTGTTTCAGATAATGAATATTTTGCATCGAATATTGATTGTGTTTGGGAAAAGGACGAGAAAATCAGCCTTGGTGACATCAAGACTACTGCAAGCCTTGACCGTGAGTATTTGAGTTGGCAGTTATCAATTTATGCCTATTTGTTTGAACTTCAAAATCCACTAATTAAAGTTGATAAATTGTTTGGAATTTGGCTACGAGGTGATAAATCTGAATTGGTTGAGATTGAGCGTAAACCGGATGCAGAGGTTAAGAGATTACTGGAGTGTGAGATTAAAGGTGAACAGTTCTTACCTAATGCTCCTGTTCCAGCCGATGAGAAGTTGCTTATTCCTATGCAATTAGTAAATACTATTATTGATATAGAGGAACAGGCGAGTTATATCGCTGAAGTGCAGAAAGGTTATAAGGAACAGCTTAAAAGTGCCATGCGTGAGAACGGTGTTAAATCATGGGACGCCGGTCGGCTGCGTGTTAGTTATACTCCCTCTTCAACGGGTAAGAGTTTTGATACAAAGAAGTTTCAGGAAGATCACCCGGAACTATATTCTCAATATTTAAAAACATCAACTAAAGCGGATAGTATTCGTGTAACTATAAGGGAGGAAGGAAAATGAGTGTCAATAAAGTAATTCTTATAGGGCGTGCCGGTAAAGACCCGGATGTGAGAACATTGGACGGTGGAGCGAAAGTAGCTTCTTTATCTTTTGCCACAACAGATAAGGCGTACACCTTACAAAATGGAACCCAGGTACCGGAGCGTACAGAATGGCATAATCTTATATTTTGGAATAAGACTGCTGAAATAGTTGAGAAGTACGTCCATAAAGGAGATAAGTTGTATATAGAAGGTAAGTTACGCACTCGTAACTATGACGATAGCAAAGGAGTTAAGCGCTACATCACTGAAGTCTTTGTTGATAGTATCGAGATGCTTACACCGAAAGTTCAGCAACAGGCTGCTCCTGTACCTCCACCATTACCAACGCAACAGCCTACACAGAGGCAGCAACAACAGGTACAACAGCCTGCATATCAGCAACAGTCGTTTCAACAGGCACCACCGCCTGATGATTTACCATTCTAATATATGGCAGAAGCTATTCTAACAAAACAAAACGGGGTAGTCACAATGGATAAGTCGTTTGACTACCTCTGTTCCACGCTCAAAAATGGAACTTACACTGTAAGCATCAAGAGAAAGGTAGAACCGCGTACCCTGTCGCAAAATGCGCTCATGTGGCTGTGGTTTGCCTGTATTGAGAGGGAGACAGGCACGGACAAGTTGGATGTACATGATTACTATTGCCGGAAGTTTCTTCCACGGCAAATATGTATGAATGGAAATATTGTTTCGGTTGTTGGAAGTACTTCTAAATTGAATACGATCCAAATGAAAACTTTCATGGATAAGGTTCAGGCTGATGCTGCCACCGAATTAGGAATCAATTTGCCATTGCCTGTTGACCAGTACTATAAAGATTTTATTAATGAATACCTGCATAGGTAAGTATTAACTAAAAATTTAATTAAAATGGATTTGAATATTTCAAAAGCAAAATTGACCAAAAAGGGATGTCTTGAAGTGGTCTATACAGACAAGGAGGGAAACGATATTGTTTTCAAGGGGATTAATCCTGTTCATCCGGATTTGAAGGATTCGCTTAATAAGCTTATCCCTTACATTGTCGATATTACAGAGCAGAAAGAAGCCGGGTACATTAATTGGGAACGTCCGGATTCATGTCTTGAAGATGAGTTTTTCAAGAAGTTCAATGTAACCGGTGTTAGCATTGGTGGTGACTCTTCCTTTGAAGTTTGTGTGCTGACTGGTAAGCGAACTCTTATGACGAGCAAAGTTCTTAATCTTTGTTCTCCTGGTATTGGTTTCGATCCGGACAACGAATCGTATGTGCATTGTGAGGAGTTTCGTGATGCAGTTTACAATTTCTTGTATGAAGCAGAACTCTATGTTACAGAGAATAAATGTTCAGAGATTCAAAAGGAGTTCGAGTTTAAAGATGGTGAGGACCCGTTTGAAAAGACAGATGAAGCTGCTGAAGCAATGAATGAGAGTGAAGATAATGAGGTATTCTCAACTGTTGAACATCAAGAATTAGTATTAGAACCTGCTTCATGAAACCAATCTATGTGACTAAGACGCCAAATCTGTACCGGATTCAGTTCGAGTATCACCCAAAGTTGGTCGAGGTCATAAAGATGATACCAAGTAAGCCACGCTACGACGGGACAGACCGGGCGTGGCTTGTTAGTATCAATGATGCGCGTTATCCTGTTGGACGTGATGCCAATTGGTATGTGAGAGCTTTTTCGCAATGGGCTGTTCAAATGCGTTTCTGTTCTACTGTTAAGGAACGTGAGGTTACTGAAGATATTAATTATGATATTCCTCCGATGAAACCTTTTGTCGGTGAACACTATATGTTACTTCAACCTTACGAGTATCAACTTGAGGGAGTCCAGTATGCAATAGAGCACAAACGCTGTTTTTTCGGAGACCAGCCCGGGTTAGGTAAAACGTTGCAAGCTATATGTGCAGTTGTTAAGGCACATAAGGAAGCGCCTATATACGGTGAATCTTTTCCTGTACTTGTAATTTGCCCTGCTGCATTGAAAGTCAACTGGCAACGTGAATTCAAGAAATTCGCAGGGATTAACGCCATTATACTTGATGACAGAAACCGCCAGTCCTGGCAATCTTTTTATGAGTGTAAGAAGTCTGATGGCAGCCCACTTTGTGAGGTATTCATTACGAATTATGAATCACTGAATAAGTTTTTTGTGAGGTCTGTAAATAAGGAATCCAAGTTCACAATGAAAAGTATTGCTTTCGATCAGCGTGTTTCTTTGTTCAGGTCTGTTATCATTGACGAATCTCACAAATGTAAATCAAGTAAGACACAGCAAGGAAAGTTTGTAGAAGGTATCTGCAAAGGAAAACGGTATGTATTCGCATTGACCGGTACTCCTGTTGTCAACAATAATACAGACTTGATACAACAGCTAAAAATATTAGGTCGATTAGAGGACTTTGGAGGATATAGCCGGTATGTTGAAAGATATTGTGATGGCCCCAAACAGGCATCCAACGTTAAAGAACTGAATTGGCGGTTATGGAATACTTGTTTCTTCCGTCGTGAGAAGTCAAAGGTACTTACACAACTTCCGGACAAGACTCGCCAATACTTGACAGTTGATATCACTACCACCAAAGAGTATAAGGCTGCCGAAGCTGATATGGTGAAATACTTGAAGAAGTACAAGAATGCTTCGGACGCACAAGTGCAGAAGTCCATGAATGGTGCTGTTATGGTGCAGATGCAGCTTTTAAAACAAATATCAGCAAGGGGAAAAATCAAGGCTGTTTGTGAATTTGTGCATGATGTTATTGACGGGGGTGAGAAACTTATTCTGTTTGGTTACTTGAAAGAAGTTATAGCGGAATTGAAAAAGGAGTTTCCTAAAGCTGTAACGGTAACAGGTTCCGATAATGTCAACCAAAAACAATATGCTGTCGATTCTTTTCAAAATAATCCCGATTGCAAGCTGATTATTTTGAACTTCAAATCGGGCGGTACCGGGCTTACTTTGACGGCTGCCAGTCGAGTAGCATTTATTGAATTCCCATGGACGTTCAGTGATTGTGAACAGGCAGAGGATAGAGCGCACCGTAACGGTCAAAAGAACAACGTTAACTGCTATTACTTTTTAGGCAAAGATACTATTGACAAGTATATGTATGATGTGATTCAAACAAAGAAGAACATTGCCAATGGTGTTACCGGTACGGACGATCAAGTAGAAGAGAATATGGTGAATCTTGCAATGGACTTGTTTAGGGATAAATTATGAAGCCATTTAGATTAGTTATAAATGGGCAGAAAACTCATATTCAGGAATACAAGAAAGAAATGTTGTTCGGTCCTGAATGGGAAACCATAATATCCTTTGTCGGTTGCAAGAACAGGTGTAAACAAATCGTTGACCTTCTAAATGAATGTGCAACGATTTCAAAAAACAAGCAGAAAAATGACTGAAGAAGATATTCGTAAATTGGAGGTGAAATATTCTGAAACTAAGATACAACACATTTGTGTAACTTGGTTCAGAGAAACGTTTCCCAATGTAGGCCCTTTACTCTTTGCTATACCAAACGGCGGCGTCAGGACAAAGAAAAGCGGTGCTATGCGTAAATATGAAGGTGCCATCGCTGGTGTTGCTGACTTGATTCTGCTTTTTCCTCGCGGTGGTAAGAGCAGTCTTTGCATAGAGATGAAAACTCCACATGTAAAAGGTAAACGTGCCGGAACGCAGTCTGATGAGCAAAAAGAGTGGCAGGCTTTAGTTGAGAAATATGGTAGTGTATATGTCGTTTGTCATGGGTTGATTGAGTTCATTAATAGCGTTTGCTATTATCTGAAAGCTGACCCTCAACCTTATATAAACAATGTCTTACGGAATTATTATAAATTGATATGACTTATATTGAACTTATCAATAGGTTTTGGGAACTTGACGAAAGCTGGCAATTTTCCTGCTGTGAAACGAGGCTTTATTTTTACTTGCTAAAAATTGCGAATCGTTTAGGCTGGGAGGATCACTGGACACGTAGTGATACAAAGGTGTCATCTGACGTGGGAGTGTCTGTAAAAGTATTCAAGTCCGCCCGAAATAGATTAGTTCAAGCAGGTCTTATTGAATGTAAACAAGGTAATGGAAGAGGCAATAAATCAACGTATTCTATAAAAGGTGTACAAAAAGGTATGCAAAATATACCACCTTTACGGCATCCTTTAGGTACACCTTTAGGGTATCCTTTAGGTGCACCTTTTCAAGAAAGCTCCCCCATACCCCCTAAAGAAGAATATAAGACAGAGACAAAGACAAAGACAAAGAAAGAACCCCCTAAAGGGGGTAAGAAAGAAAGTAGCTCTGGCGAGCTTTTTCCACCCTCTAAACCGGAGAAACCTAAAAGAGTCGCAAAAGAATTTATTACTCCTACGCTTGATGAGGTTATCCAACACTTCATCAAGCAAAATGCTCCGGAACGTTTAGATGATTGGCAAGAGCAAGCAGAAATATTCTTTAATCACTTTGACTCGATAGGGTGGAAGAATGCCAATGGAGTGAAAATTGAACGGTGGGATTCCAAAGCAAACCTTTGGATACTGGATCGCATACGTGAAAATCGAAAAAATGAATTAGACCATGACGGAAGAGGAAAAGAATCTATCAAGCAAGCTTCAAAATTTGATGGAGAAGGAAGCCGGCAAGCGCAAGCTGACGCTCCAACAGATAGAGAATCTGATACAAAGGCACAAAGAAAGTATTCAGAACGTTTCTGAATATGACTTAACTGATACGCAAGAGTATTACAGCCATTGGAATTTAATTTCTAACCTTGGTACGGATTATACGGAACGGGAGTTTAGAAAATTTGATGTTGATGATAATAACTCTAAACTAATTCAGTTTCTTCTGTACTATTTCAACGGATGTCGGTATGCTCAAAATGTGTTTCCGGAAGAGAATTACAAGGTTCATAAGAATCTTTTGCTTGTTGGTGAACCTGGCACCGGGAAAACAATGTTGATGCAGATTTTTGCAGATTATTTGAAACTTACTTGTAACCCCAATGCTTTTGAAAACTTGTCTGTTACTCAAATGATGAATTATTATAAAATCCATGGGCATATTGACTTGTACACTTACAATGAGAATCAATCCAAAGGATTTAAGCCAAATCCTTTTAATATCTGCTTGAATGATATCGGTCTGGAAACGGAAAATCAAAAATCGTATGGTACCAGCCTCGATTCAGTTATTGATGAATTTCTTTATGCCCGGTATGAGATTTTTCAGCAATACGGCAAGAAGTATCATATAACATCGAATCTTGGCATAGCCGAATTTAAGAAACGTTTTGGGCCAAGATTAGTGGATCGCTTTAAAACGTTTAATGTTCTCCCCCTGTGTGGCGAGAGCCGTAGAATATAGCTACTATGAAAGTTATAATTTACTGGGTTACTAAAGATCCAGATAAAATTGCTCGTATCAGAGAGCGTTTCGGTATTGGAACTTATCGAAGTGTGAACGGTGAAACTCCTGCTGAAATACGAGAAGAAGATATGGAACTTCTTCGGGAAACTGAAAGAAGAGGATTTATTCAAATACGTAATAAACCTCAATGAAAATGGCGCTAAAATGGCGAAGCATCTGTTTGCATAACTTGTCATTTTACGATAACTTTACTGATGTAATAAACTAAAAGTCAAACCAATATAATTAAATTATGGAAGTACAAAACATTAGAATTGCCCTTATCAGTCCTTCTCCTTTGAATCCGAGAAAGACTTTTGATGAAGCAGCTCTTCAAGAGCTTGCAAGTAATATTGAGAAACAAGGCTTATTGCAGCCTATCACTGTTCGAGTTGCCAAATCTGAAGATGTGACTGACTTAGAAACTGGTGATGTCACAACAATTCCTTGTTCGTATGAGATTGTTTGTGGTGAGCGTCGTTTCCGTGCTGTATCATTATTGAAAGAAAAGGAAGATAAAGAGAATGTTGCTAAAATCAAGGCCCACCGGAAAAAGTCCGAGCAATTTCAAACAATTTCCTGCATTGTCAGAGAGATGACAGATGATGAGGCTTTTGAAGCAATGATTACCGAGAATCTTCAAAGAAAAGATGTTGATCCCATCGAAGAAGCTTTTGCTTTTGCACAGTTGACTGAGAAAGGACGGACTTTGGAAGATATCGCTCTTAAATTCGGAAAGTCTACTCGCTTTGTTTTTGATCGTATAAAGCTAAATGGTCTTATTCCGGAACTGAAAGATCGTGTAAGAAATGGAGATATACCATTATCCGGTGCTATGATTCTTTCTAAATTAGAAGATAGCTCGCAAATGGAATTTCATAATGAGAATCCGAATCAGTGCAGTACAGATATGATTCGAAGGTTTGTAGGCAGTTCTTTTCTTGAAATTGATAAAGCTGATTGGATTGAAGAAAATGCAGATAATTGGGATAACGGGGAATTTAAACCATGCGCACAATGTGAGAACAACACTGTCAATCACGGTTGCCTATTCTATGAAATGAATAATAAAAATGCAAGATGCATCAATCCTGATTGCTTTAGAAAAAAACAGATAGCTTATCTGATACGTAAAATTCAACTTGAAAGTGAGTTCCTTGTTAAAGCTGGTGAACCGCTTTCATTCGGGAAAACTGTTATAATGGAGACTAAACTTGACACTTATTGCAGTGATTCGAGAAAAGCTTTCTTGGAACAGACACTCGAAGCTGTTAGAAGCCTTGGATTTGAAATGATAAATCCGGATGAAGTATTTAAGGGTAAGTGTTGGTATGCTGAAAATGATGAGCGTACTCAAAAAATGCTTGAGGATGGTGAGATTTATCGTTGTATATCATTGTGGAATTATTATTGTCCTGAATTTGATGTAGAATACTATTATATAAGAAAAGAGCTATCTTCCAGTACTTCAGCTCTTGCAGATCCTAAAGATATAGAAAGGGAGAAGATAAATGAACAGTTGAAGAAAGCTAAGGATAAGGTAATCGAGAAGAGTTCTGAAACTATGAGAAAATGGGCACAGGAAAAGCCCTATTATAAGCGTAATAAAGAGTTATCCGTTGATGAACAAACTGTGTTCGATGTAATGATTCTCCGGAATTGTAGTAGTAAATATTTGGAAACACTAAAACTTTCTACTTATAAGAAAGAGTCTGATTTTGTTAAATACGTGAAGAACAACCAAGCTGATCGTAATCAATGGTATCGCGCTTTTATTGCTAACAATCTTTCAAGCAATGATGTGATGTTCTATCCGTATATGCAGAAATGCCAAAACATTCTCTTTGCAGAACAATATCCTGATGATTACACTGAACTTGGTAAGCAGCTCGCTACTTCTTTCGACAAGAAACAAAAGAAACTCAATGAGAGATTGAAAGAACTTGAAAACGATAACACAGAGGAAGCCTAACGGTTTCCTCTCTTTATTGATATGCTTATGAAAACGTGGACTGATGAACAACTCGCTATACTTGATAGCGAGTATTCAACTGCTGATTTGAAAGAGCTTGCCAAACGCCTTTGCAAAACACTTACTGCTGTAAAAGCAAAGGCTTTGAATCGAAAGCTTAGGCGCTCTCCAAAAACTGGATTTTGGAATAGTGAGAGGGTTGAAAAATTAAAAGAGTTGTATCCCAATCATACTAATGAGGAAATAGCACAGATATTAGGTACAACTTATTCTGCCGTAAATGGAATAGCGTTCAAATTACGACTCTTTAAATCTAAAGAGTTCAAATTCCAATGTGCTTCTAAAAGTTTCTTTCCCAAAGGACATCAACCAATGAATAAGGGACGTAAGCAAACAGAATATATGTCTGATGCTCAAATTGAAAAAACGAAAGCTACACGTTTCAAAAAGGGATGTATCCCAAAGAATCATAAAGAGGTTGGATATGAACGCATAACCCGTGACGGTTACATTGAAGTGAAAACTGCTGAACCGAATGTCTTTGAGCTTAAACACCGGCTTGTATGGATTGAGCATAATGGAGAAATTCCTCCTGGTTACAATATTCAGTTCAAAGATGGAGATAAGCAAAATATTTGTATCGAGAACCTATACATGATTAGTCGTTCTGAACAAATGAAAACCCAAAACTCAATGTATGCCCGATACCCTGAAGATGTTCAGTACCTCATCAAGCTAAAAGGAGTTTTGAATAGACAAATTAATAAAGCAACAAAAAAGAATGAATCATGAGTGATAATGCAATAGATAGATTAAAGGAAATGGTAAACAAGGCATTCCTTTATCAGAATGAAGAAGTAGTCATATTAGGCTATTGCGATGGTATTGGCGATGATGGTACCGAAGTCGAAATATACTTGAACAATGGTAAAACACTTGTTTTTAGTATGTTTGATTTAGCTTCCAAGTTGAACCGTTTCCGGGCGATAACAAATACAGTTGTTGTGTTAGCGAATGAACGGTTGAATAAGGTATCTACTGTGAATCCTACTATCTTACAGGATATGAGAGACTTGGTTTTACAACAAATAAAGGACGTGAAAGAAGATCCTAATAAAGTAAATCAGGCCAAACAGGTTTTTCAAGGTGTCAATACTCTTATTAACCTTGCTAAAACAGAACTGGAATACAGGAAATATATGGATACAACGGACCCTATAAATAAGTAATTGCATGTTGACAGATAAAGAAAGAGAGGTCATTGAAGTTTCCTGTAAACTGCATAATTTATTTTGTAATCTCCCTGTGTTTCATGTATCAGATATCAGAGAGGAAGTCATACATATTCATGCGATCCAAAATATGAGAATGGCTCGTGAGGCATACAGGAGCAATCCGAAAATGTTCCCTATTAAAAATGGGCATCCCAATAATATGCCAATAGGTATTCTTGCTACTACTCCCATGAATTTTGTGAGTTTTGATAATATTCCTATGACCAGTGAAAAACGTATTCATCTCCAAAAGTATAGAATGAAAAAATTAAGAATAAAAAAAGTAGATGCTACTTACTTTAGTATTTCTAAGTATATGCGTTTAGAAGGGCAATTTCAAGCAAAGAATTTCCAGACTGCCTATTTCTTGCAAGTTAGGATATTAGGTTTTTGGTTTACAATTCAAACGTATATTTCCATTGATAGTAATTACGCTTTGCTTTGTGCAACTGAAGCGATGGAAAAGCTACAAGAAAAACTTTAATTATCATGTGTATGTATAAAAGGACTATTTACAGATTCCATATAAGGGACCAGCCTGCATCAAACAGTGTGAGATTATTATTAGTCTAACAATTTAACCTAATCATTTATGATAACATTGAATAAGTTGGCCCCTAAAATATTAAAGATTATAGAGCGCCGCTTTCATCTGAATGATAATACTTCTAAAAAGGCTTTCAGTTTAAAAATATCTGCTGCCTGGAGGAAGTTTGATGAATTATCAGAATTACCATGCGACGATATAAAAGACCATCCGGAATATAAAAAGAGAGCTGCTGATATTATAATAGTTACCGTTGCTTTTCTAAAACATTACGGATGTAAGGATATCGAGGCTGAAATTAAGAGAGCAATTGATTTGCTTTCTGATGAGTCAGAAAGATGTGATTAAGGTGTTGTTACTGACTGTTTGTGTTGTTGATTTTAATGCAGTTTGTTATGGTAGAGACAATTCAAGTTTGCCTACTGACTGTTTGTGTTGTTGATTTTAATGCAGTTTGTTATGACAGAGACAATTCAAGTCTGCCTACTTGATTTTAATAAAGGGCAGCTCACGGGATTACCGAAGAATCCGCGCTTTTTCCGTGACTATCGCTTTGAAGCGATGAAGAAAAGCATTCAGGATTCGCCTGAAATGCTTGAACTTAGGGAACTTATAATATTTCCCTATAATGATGGCCGGTATATTGTCGTTTGTGGCAATTTACGTTTGCGTGCATGTAAGGAGCTTGGTTACAAAGAGCTTCCATGTAAGGTCCTGGCACCTGATACCCCTGTTAAGAAGTTGAGAGAGTATGCTACAAAGGATAACGTCAATTTCGGTGAGAATGATTTGGACGTTATGGAAAATGAATGGAATAAAGCAGAACTCCAAGACTGGGGTATCGAGTTCGGGCCGGAGAAGAAGGAGGATGAATTTAAAGAGCGCTTCGATGCCATCACAGATGATACAGCCATTTACCCCCTTATTCCTAAATACGACGAAAAGCATGAGTTGTTTATCATAACCTCAAGCAATGAGGTAGATAGTAATTGGCTTCGTGAAAGGCTGGATATGCAGCACATGAAGTCGTACAAGACCGGGAAAGTAAGTAAGAGTAATGTAATCGACATAAAAGATGTTCGCCATGCCCTGCAAAATAGTAATACCAAGTCATAAGCGCCATGACCGGGTGTTCGCTAAAAAGTTGGTGAACGATCCTATCATTTGCGTTGCTGAAAGTCAAGCTGACTTGTACCAGCAGTTTAACCCGGAATGTGAAATAGTTACTCATCCGGACGATGTAATCGGCCTCATCCCTAAACGTAATTGGATGGCGAAACATTTTGGCGAACTCTTCATGCTCGACGATGATGTTCATGCCTGTAAAGCGATCTATGCAGAAAAAGGTGAACCGTGCCGGGTGAAAGATAAGGATAGAATCACCAATATTATTCAGTCTCTATTTGAGATTGCTAGTATGATGGACGTGCATTTGTTTGGTTTCACTTCCCGGATATCTCCTGTTATGTATGACGAAACCGGCTTTCTTTCCCTGTCTAAAATGATAACCGGTTGCAGTTATGGAGTAATCTATAACAAGAACACTTGGTGGAATGAAGAGATACGTTTAAAAGAAGATTTTTGGATTTCCTGTTATATTAAGTACAAAGAGCGTAAGATTTTAACCGATCTGCGTTATAATTTTGAGCAAAAGAGCACATTTGTGAACGCTGGTGGTCTTGCTTCGATCAGGAATCAGGAAGAAGAGCGCAAATCTATTCTTTTCATTAAAAAGAACTTCGGTGATAGTATCCAGCTCAAGAGTGCGACGAATAATGGAAAGGATAAGACGAAGCAGCTTGTACAGTATAACATATCCTGCAAATTCAAGTTCTAATAGTCTGTAAAAAGGCGTTTAAATGGCGTTCATTCTGTTTGCTATATCCGTCTTTTTTAGCTAAATTTACTGATGTAATCAATTAAAAGTCAAACCATTAAATTAGAATTATGATTATTAGAACAGTTTGCGGATATGATTTCTTTGAGGTGAGTTCTGCAATGCAGAAAGCCATTAGGCGAGCCGACACCGGGGTAGCCGGCTTTTTTGCATTGGAACTTTGGGCGAGTGGGTACCGCGACTATGTGTGGAAGCGTCTGTTTACCATTAGTGCTGAAGATTGCTATGGAATCATTACTAAAGAGATAGAAGCATTGTGGCAGGGGCATGAGCTGGTAAACAAGACTGCTACTGAACCCAAAGGGAGGATATTTGTGAGTAAAGCTGTTATTCTCCTTTGTGAATGTAGAAAGAATCGTGATGCGGATCATTTGCAAAACTTCATCTATGATAGAAAGGATATTGATATAGAAAAGTGGATAAATGATGTCAGGCGTTACCCTATTCCTATCCCAGATTACACTTTCGATGTACATACACGAAAGGGTAAAAAACATGGGAGAACCAAAGAAGAATTCTTTCAGGAAGAATACAAGGCGTTACAACCTCGTGTTCCTGGTTTATTCGATGATTTGGTTCAACCCAGTCAACCAAAGTTATTTAATGATGAAACCACGGCTAAGTAGCTGTGGTTTCTCATATTTCATATAAGTCAAACCAATTTAATTAAAAAAATGAACACGTATTACAAATTTGCGCCAAATGTATTTTTGGCAAAGTGTGATGAGAAGCACGAAAAAGGTGAAACTATTGAAGTTACCACCAAGTATGGTAAGGAGAACGAAAGTATAGTATTTAACCTAATCTTCGAAAAAGATGGGTTTTACTATTATTCCATCGTTAGAGCTGACGGCTTTAATGTTCAAGAATGGGCTAAGCAAAGAGCGGAACGCAGGCATGAATGGGCGTCATCGGCTGTACAAAAAAGTAATGAGTATTTTCAGAAATCAAATAAGCATCGTGATTTCCTTTCTTTGGGTGAGCCTATCAAAGTTGGACACCATAGCGAACGAGGACATCGCAAAATGATAGATGATGCCTGGAATAACATGGGGAAAAGCGTTGAGCTTAGTGATAAGGCTGCCGAACATGAAAGAGTTGCGAAGTATTGGGAAAAAAGGGCTAATACGATAAACTTGTCCATGCCGGAAAGTATAGATTTCTACGAACATAAGTTGGAACAAGCAAAAGAATATCATGAAGGATTGAAGTCCGGCAAATATCCACGTAGCCACTCTTACACTCTCACTTATGCAAAAAAAGAAGTGAATGAGTTGCAAAAGAAATACGAACTTGCAATAAAACTGTGGGGCGATGTTTACTAATCTGTAGTATCTCAAATAATTTACTATGAGAGAATTATCTAAAGAAATCTCATTACAAAGGGTAATGAGGGCTTCAGGTCGTGTACCTGTACAATGCTCATGCAGTGTTTGTAAACAACAATGTCATACGCCATGTTTAGGTACTCCTGATGATATTGAACGAATTATTGATGCAGGTTATGCCGACAGGTTAGCGCTGACGAACTGGGCTGCTGGTATATTCTTAGGGGTTATTAATATTGCTATTCCGATGATTCAGCCCGTTGCTGGTAAGGAGTATTGTGCTTTTTTCGAGAATGGACTGTGTATCTTACATGATAAGGGTTTGAAGCCCACTGAAGGACGTTTGTCTCATCACACAGTCAGGAAGGATAACTTCAATCCTGCTATGAGTATTGCTTGGAACGTTGCAAAAGAATGGCTGATGCCGGAGAATGAGGATGTACTTTCTCGTGTAGTAAATAAATTCTTGAATGCGAGGAAGCCATGAATGTGTGTCAATCAATACCTCGTAGAGATTGTAAGGTGTTTGCTAAATGTGGAGCAAAATCCTTATCACATTGCCGGCGGCACCGCGAAACTGATGAGAAGTGTAAAAGTTGTACTCTAATTCGTCGTAAGCCGCGTAATCGGATTATAGATGATTCAGGACGTGAAATGAAAAAATGTACCCATTGCGGAAATTACTTCTACTTGAACCGGTTCTACAATCGTATAGTGGTGAGAAAAGGTAAGGAATATCATTTGTTGACTTCCTGGTGCCGTATGTGTATGTCACAGATTAATAATCAGAGGGCAAAGAAGAAAAAGTGACTTGTTATTAAATTTTTTGTATGAAATATTATGCTTCAGTCAGCTTTGGAAAGGATTCCTTGGCAATGCTTTTCATGCTAATAGATAAAGGATATCAGTTGGATGAAGTCGTTTTCTATGATACAGGTATGGAATTTCAGGCAATCTATAACACTCGTGATGCTGTTCTTCCAATTCTTAAAAAACTTGGCATTAAATATACCGAACTGCATCCGGAGCAACCTTTTCTTTGGACAATGTTTGAAAGGCCGGTTAAGAAAAGAGGGACCAATATTATCCATAAAAAGGGATATAGTTGGTGTGGGGGAACATGCCGGTGGGGAACGAGTGAAAAACTTCGTGCATTGAAAGCTCACACAAAAGACGGAATTGATTATGTCGGTATTGCTGCCGATGAGACCCATCGCTTTGAAAAGGAAAATCGACCTAATCGGGTTTTACCACTTCGTGATTGGGGCATTACTGAAGCAGATGCACTCCAGTATTGTTACACAAAAGGTTTTGTTTGGCATGAGGATGGAGTAAGGCTATATGAGCTACTTGATCGTGTGAGTTGCTGGTGTTGTGGAAATAAGAACTTGAAGGAGTTGAAGAATATGTATTTGTATCTTCCATGGTATTGGAAAAAGCTGAAAGAACTTCAGTTAAATACTGATAGACCCTATCGGCGTAATAGTGGAGAAACCATTTTTGATTTAGAGGAAAGATTTAAACGTGAAATGCAACAAAAATAGTTATTATGATTCCCTTATGTATAAATGGAAAAGATTATTATGATCGAGAAGAAGCACTTGCTGCTTGGTTCGAGGAATGGTTAATGAAACAAGACTTTGAGCAAGATCTTATTGATCGAGAGCTGGAGCTTGAATATCGAAAGACTCATCCTGATTGGAACACTCCTTATGTGATGTATGGTGTTCGTAAAAAACATAAGTGTATCCAAAAGAATGAAATTGCCGTGTTTTATGACTTGTTACCGAGACAAAAGCGTGCTCGTACTGCTGAAACACATTGGTATAAAGTATTGTACAAGAGAAAGGCCACTCCTGAAGAAGTTGAGTCACTCGAGGCTGGGGAATATACCCGTAGATATTTGGTGTATTCCCTGTTTATTGAGAAGAAAATGACTCTTGACAAGGCTTTATCTCTTATAGTTGCCGATGATAAATTATTAGGAATTGCTGATAATACCATCTCTGAAATTGTAACAGCCTTTGAGACTTTCTTTAACCGTAAATTTAGAATTTATAAACCCGAGTTTACAACTCAACTTAATTTATTTACAGATTAATATGAAAACAACAATTATTTCATGTGTGATTTTGTTTGTGTTCCTGCTATATGTAGGACACTTTTCTATAACAATCAAGCCGTTCACAGTCCAACTTCCATACTGGCATCGTTCGCTCGGACTGTTTTTGTTGATCCTCTCTTTTATAGTGTATAATGCCGGTGAACATGCAAAAGGCTATCTTGATGGTTTAAAAGAGGGTGAGAGGATAATATTTGATTTGTTGAAGAAAAAGACCGAGTAAAATGGCGTTAAAATGGCGAAGATTCTGTTTGCTAAACTTGTCAATAACGATTACCTTTATAGATGTAAAGCATTAAAAGTCAATCAATATGACGAGGAATGAAAAAATAGAAAAATTAGAAAGACTAGGTATTTTCAATCAATGGAAATATAATACAGAAAGAGCAAATGAGACATTTAATATTGAGTGTCCTGACTTCTCAATGACAAATGAAGAACGGATGAACAATTTGTTAGATGTTGATTGCTGCTTTTATCGGTTTCTAGCTATTTCATTCCCTTTTTATAATACTCCTGAAGGTGCTGTTTTTTGGGAGAATATTGCAAAAAAATAATCGAACTTAATTGAATTGAAATTATGAGTAAAAAAGATTTAATAGAGCAGAACATCACAAGAGTTCAAGAATATGTGAGGGAACTTATTGAAGATGCAAAGTGGAATAATGGTGTTTCGGAAACTCTTGAATCTACTTCAATAATTGTAGGTAATAGTGATGATATCTATGATTTTGCAATTTTATTTGCTTCTAATAGTGAATGTGTTTATTGTGAATTCATAAATGGTAAAATAGAGTACATTGATTGTGAACTAGATTGTGAAATATGCCAATTTGAAGGAAGACTAATTTTTCAATATATAAACGGAAGTTTTCATAATCCTACTAGTCAAATTATCGAACTGTCAAAATTGCTGATGAAAGGCGAATTAAAAGACACAAAAAGTATCTTTTGTTCTATGGTACTTCGATTAATGGATACTGAAGAATACAGTAACAATTATTGCAAATCTCTGGACTTAGTTCTGAGACTGTTTCCTGAAATAGATGGAGAATTGTTAGAAAAGGAATTGGATAAATATATTTAAGCAATACAAAAAGGAATCATTATGAAAGAATATGTTTTAACTAAAATACGTGATACTTTGTACGGTAAGATACCCAATGAAGAAATTTCGACAGTAATTGATTCGGTATCTTTCTGCCTAAGGAATTATGATATAATGGCAAAGGAAACGTCCGTTGTAGTATATGATAATTCCGATTCTCAAATTATCAGTAAATTCTTCATAGCCAAAGCCGTGGAAGGATTATGCCAAAGTTCATTAGACTATTATCGTGTCATTTTAAGAGCGTTTATCTTACATGTAGGAAAACATATCAAGGAAATCGTTACCGATGATGTCCGTGTCTATTTAGCCTATAAGAAGATTAATAAATGTAGTGATAATACTCTTAACAACATTCGAAGAACTTTGAGCAGCTTCTTTACTTGGTGCACAGAAGAAGGTGTACTTGATAGGAATCCAATGCTTAGAATCAAGGGAGTGCGACAAGTAAAGAAATTGAAGAAGCCATTAAGTGAGGATGATATGGAGAGATTAAGGTCTTTGGCAAGGACAAAAAGGAATAAGGCTATAATCGAATTCTTGTTTTCCACCGGCTGTCGCGTATCCGAAATGGTAAATGTGAATCTAGGTGATGTAGATTGGCAAAATGGGCAGATTGATGTACTTGGAAAAGGGCGTAAGTACCGAACTGTTTACTTGTCTGCTCGCTGTAAAATAGCTCTTCAGGAATATGTTGATTCAAGAACAGATGATTTAGAAGCCCTATTTTTATCTGATTATGAGGGAATGTGCCAGCAGATAAAAGATATGAATAAACTATCCCGGATATCCAAGGGAGCAGTTGAAATCATGCTAAGGAATCTAGGGAAAAAGGCGGGTATATCCAATGTACATCCACATAGACTTAGGAGAACAGCGGCAACTACAGCCCTAAAACGAGGAATGCCAATAGAACAGGTACAGAAGATGCTAGGTCATGAAAGCATTGAGACAACTACTATTTATGCACAATCAACCAATGACGAAGTTAAATTAGCCCATGAAAAATATATTATCTGATATAAACAGAATGCTTGGAATAACTGATAGTTATCAGGCTCCTGAAAAGATTATGAATATTCTAACAGGAGATGAAAAAGAGTGCATAAGAGTATTTAAGGAGTTTCTAAACTATTTCAAATGTGACATTAGCTACGACTGGTTTCATGAATACTTTGAAGATGAACATGCTGATAGGAAGAATAACAAGCAGGATTTTACTCCTAAATGTCTTTCAACTTTGGTTTCTAAGCTATTAGGTTCTGACACCGGCGTTACCTATGAGCCAACTGCCGGAACTGGCGGGATGCTTATCTCAAATTGGTACAATCACCGGAATGCTATCAGTTTTATTGATTATAAACCAAATGACCATCTGATAGTGTGTGGTGAGCTGTCTGATAAAACAGTACCTTTTCTTCTATTCAATTTGGCTATAAGGGGAATATCCGGAATAGTATTTCATGGTGATACATTAAGAAACGATTATAAGGCAGCGTATATATTAACTAATAAATTCAATTCACCTTGTGACTTTTCAACAGTTACAAGGTGGAAATAACCTTCAAAACAAGATAGAAATGAGTGAATTATATATACCCATAGAACGCCCTACAAGGAATTTGGTAAATGGCAGGTTCCTGAAAGGTCACACCCCTCATAACAAGGGGAAGAAGTTGAAATTCCATTCAAGATGGAGTAAACGTAGATGCTTAAAGAATTTGGAAAAAGGACGTAGCATGCCTCACAAAACTGGTGGTGGTACTAACAAGAAGGCGGTTGTAGCAATTAAAGATGGAAAGTTAGTCGGTAGGTATGATTCGGTAATATCTGCCGGTGAAAAGCTGAATATCACTGCTTCTCACATCAGTGATGTCTGTCTAAAAAAGAAAGGGCATAAAACGGTGAGAGGTTATAAGATGTATTTTGAAAGTGACAATGATTGGTTGGCAGAAATAGACTATAAACAATGACAAGTCAGGATGTTATTAGAATCTTCGACCTCGAAGATATTAATGACCTTCCCAGTGCCATAATGGGCTTATTGGAAGGAAATTTAGAGCGAAGAGATGAGGTTTATTGTGAACTTATCCGGTTGAACGAAAATGACATGTCTTACGACTGGTTTCAGAAGTTATACGAGTTTGAATTGGCAGAGAGTAAGCAGAAAGGTCAGTTTTTCACTCCTAAATCTCTTGGTATTCTTTGTTCGGCATTAACCGGTCAGAGTGGGCATGTACATGAGCCGACAGCAGGAAATGGTTCTATGATAATTGCCGACTGGCAGCAGCGTCGTAACAAAGTTGCTCCGTGGGATTATTTTCCATCTCAGAATATGGTGACATGTTGGGACCTGTCTGCAAGGTCGATTCCCATCCTGCTTCTCAACTTGTCTATTCGTGGAATTATGGGATATGTTTATCATGGAGATGCGCTCACTATGGAAGTAAAGCAAAAGTATATCCTACTCAACCGGAAAGACGATCCGCTTGCTTTTTCAGAGATTATCAAAGCCAATATTAACGATGTAATAAAACAAAAATCATGAAACTGGATGATGTGTATAAGGAATGGATTCATGTAAAGGCAAGACAGGTGAAGCTCAGTTCATTGTCTACTTATCAATTGATATATCTAAGAAAGTTGGCTCCTGCGTTCGGAGATATGGAGATAGAACAGTTGAATAAGAAAATCATTGTTCCATTTTTAAATGACCTGATGGATACGGCAGGATTGTCCGTGAAATCTTGCAACGACATACTTATAGTTTTGAAGATGCTGATTCGATTTGCTGATGAAGATCTGGACCTTGAGGTACATAACATTACATGGAAGATGATATGGCCGAGCAAGAACAAGATAGCCGCTCAAAAACTGGAACGTTATTCTCCGGCTGAATATAAGAAGATAGTGGATTACGCTTTGGAGAACCCGTCTCCTCGGAATCTTGGGATTTTGCTGACGATATGTTCCGGTATGCGTGTAGGTGAGGTATGTGCCTTGCAATGGGAAGATATAGACCTTACAAACAAAACCATACATGTATGCAAGACTTTGCAACGTGTATATGTGCCGGATAATGAAGGGGTATTTGGCAAGGCAAGAACCCATATCGAGATTGGTACTCCCAAAACTTCAAACTCCGATAGATACATTCCCATTTTAAAGAATATTCTTCCTATGGTCAAGAAGTTTGCTGCCGTATGTAATCCCAATTACTATGTATGCACTTGCGATGAACACTATACGGAGCCACGGACGTTACGCAATTATTATAAGGAGTTTATACTTGAAAAGGTAAAACTGGACCATTGTATCAAGTATCATGGGCTTAGGCACACTTTCGCTACAACTCTTATTGAGAATAAAATTGATGTCAAAACTGTGTCGACCATCCTTGGGCATTCAGACGTGAGCACCACGTTAAACATATATGTGCACCCGTCCAATGAGGCCAAGACTGATGCTGTTAATTTAGGATTAAGGAGAATTTTTAAATAATTCAAATCAATAAAGAAATGAGTAAAAAGATAGATGTGGATAAAAAGAATGGAGAGCAGGCTTCGAACCTGCATCTCCACATAAAGTGTTGTTTTTTCCATTTAAACTATACTTCCATTCTCTACTCCACTCAAATTGGAGAATTACCAAATTGAGTTTAAAGCCTATTTTGTCTTTAACTATTGTCGGCTTTTTATTCTGAGATTTTCTGAAATTTTCTGAAATACGTTCTGATATAAGCCGACAAGCATTTGTCGGTGTTATTTTCATAATTGTATTTGTTAAAAAATTAAACAATAATTAAAGTGTAACAAGGATTCGAACCTTTAATACTAATGTATTCCATTTAGTTACATGGTGCAAATCTATAAATAAAAAATAATATATGAAAGCAATAACAATAAAACAACCGTGGGCTTTTTTGATAGTTCATGGTATCAAAGATATCGAGAACCGTACTTGGGCGTGTCCATGGAAATACATAGGGCATAGAGTGTTAATCCATGCAAGTGAAAAACCTGTAGAAATGAGAAATCCCAATAGTGTATTTACAAAAGCTCAATGGAATAGTCTGCCTATTGAGTTTCAACGAAAAATAATATGTGCAGAGGGCATTGTCAATTCTGCTATCATTGGAAGTGTAGAAATAATTGGATGCTCTATCAATCATCCTTCTAAATGGGCAGAGAAAACAGATGATAGTAAAGGCTATTATGAAAATCCTATTTATAACTGGGTACTAGCTAATCCTATATTATTTCCAGAGCCGATACCGGCTAAAGGGAAATTGTCATTTTGGGAGTATCCCAATATCAATTCAGAGGACGATATCTGCTTGTGTAATTTGGTCGTAAATGAAAGGAATCAAGTCGTTAGCTATGGAGAGTATGACCGATGTGTATACTGTGGTAGTAAATGGAGTAAATAACAATAGTACAGAATAATAGTAACATAATAGTTAGATATGAATTATACTGTCAATATCTTCTTCATTGTCAACATACATTTTGATGTATTTTCTTAATAAGGTTGGATTATTGACACATTCATCTGTTTTAATTATTTGGAGATTATTCAATCCATATAAAGATGTCAAATTCCAATTTGTCATTTCTTGTAGTGAACGTTTTATCTCAATTTCTGATTTTGCGTCTTTAGTGAATATTGTAATATTCTTCTTTTGAGGATTAGTGGATGAAGATTGTCTTTCAAAAAAGGCTTTAAAATATTGGCTGTCATTTATGCCTAATGAATGCCCAAATATTGTAATATCATCAGCATCCATTAAATCATATACCATAGCAGGAGGATTATATTGAGAATCAAATGATTTCTGTATGAAGTCATAGTTATGAACAATTTTCTCGTCTTTTGTTCCTAATATAATATTTCCATCTAAGATACATCCATGTACATAGTTTATTGTATCATTAAACTCCATTGCAAAACTGGAATTAGGAGCTACTTCACTAAAACTCGTGTAGTTAAAAGAATATATGACAATTTGATCATTTGATTTATTCCGCATAAAGGCTCTTGCGACAATTGCAGCTATAGAATTTTCGTTAATAGCTTCTTGCTGTACTTTTATGAGATATTGTATTAATCCATTTTTTATGAGTTGTAAGGCTTTTTGGTCTCGTTCAATAGGAGGATTTAATATATCTTCATGCGAGAAACTGATATAACAAGAAAAGCGTGGTAAGATTAATATTCCGTTTTTTAACAAATTATTGACAATATCCACATTAGATTTTATACATTCATAAAATTCTGTGACTGGTCCATTTGCCTGAATTTGTTCTAAAACGTTCCTTTCTTTATCGTTGTATAGGTCTATTATTTGCCCATTATTGTTTTTGATTCTTATATAATAATTGTATAACTCATTCTCCAAATCATACCATTTTACAGCATCTAAATTATCGTTCCATTTGTCATTTAGATGTTTGATTAAAGGAGATGGGTAGTCTTTGGGACAAAATTCAGATTGGCAAAAGTCCTTGTATGAAGTCTTTCTGCCTAAACAAAGGTCAAATCCGTTACCTATTATCAGAACTCTTTTTCTGTCTTTATTCATATTGCAAAGGTAAGGAAAGATTGTAATAATAAGAACTGAAATTTATATAATTGTTGAACCTTTGGTGTATTGTTTATTCGATACACCTTTATTTTTTTGTGATGATGAGAAAAATGATTGTAACCGGCAGTGAGGGATTTATTGGTAAAGCCCTTTGCCGAGAATTAGCAAAAAGAGGTGTTGAAGTCATAGGACTTGACCGAAAGTGTGGTACTGAAGCTACGGAAGTATGCGAGCTCCTGAAGAATGGGGGGATTGATTGTGTGTTCCATTTGGCGGCGCAAACCAGTGTGTTTAATGGAAACCTGGAACAAATCAGGAGGGATAACATTGATACCTTCATGCGAGTTGCTAATGCATGTAATCAATATCATGTAAAGTTAGTGTATGCCAGTTCGTCAACGGCTAATCCGGAGAATACTACAAGTCTTTATGGTATAAGTAAGTACTTCGACGAGCAGTACGCATCAATCTATTGTAAGGCTGCGACCGGGTGTCGGCTGCATAATGTATATGGACCTAATCCGCGAAAAAGAACTCTTCTCTGGTTCCTGATGGAAAAGGAAAACGTGTCATTATACAACTGTGGTCAGAATATCCGGTGCTTCACTTACATAGATGATGTCATTGAAGGGCTTATCTATTCGGTGGGTTGTAACCGGCAACTTATCAATATTTGTAACGTCCAACCTGTGACTACTATGTATTTTGCTTCTTTAGTAAAATACTACAAACCGCTTGAAATTGAGCTAATTAATGAAAAACGGGATTTTGACAATTTAGAGCAGTCGGTGAACCGGGATATCTATTTAGTACCTTTGTCTTACACATCTGTCGAGGACGGAGTAAAGAAGATCTTTGATGAAAGGAAAGGGAAAGATATGTCGTATTGACGACTGGGATAAGCCGGAAGCGGTGAAATGTAAGAGCTGGTCTCATCAGGAACGGTTATGTGATCTGAAAGAAAAGGTATCACTTCACAAAAAGGGTGATATCTATTACATCTCCCAATTCACCCGTTCCAAGACTGGTACCAGCTTTTCAGAAATTAAACAGTCGGAGGAACTTGCATCATTCTTTGCAGAGAGAGCGTGTGAGTTTCTCCACCGCTTCATAGTAGGGGGATATGAAGGATGGTGTATAGTCACCACACCGCGACGGAGACACAACGAGGGCTTTCATTTTTCAACCTCTATCTGTACGAAAATTGCGGGGGCGGTGAAAATACCATTCTATGAGAATGCAATCCAGTGCCTAACTAAAGATAGATTGAATCCGGAATTCTTTCTTCTTCGTCCGATAAAGGAAAAGAAAATAATAGTGTATGATGACATATTAACAACTGGCAGCACACTGCTTGCCACCTATGAGCTTTTAAAGGATAGAGAGCAGCTTCTTTTTCTCGTAGGAATAAATAACAATTGATATGGGAAAGCAAGAGAAACCATTAACATTCAAGCAAGAGAAATTCTGTAAATACTACGTTGATACAGAAGGTAATGCTAGTGAAGCATATAGGATGTCTTATGATGCGTCAAAGATGAAACCTGAAACGATTTGGAGTGCTGCTAGCAGATTGTTAGCCAATAGCAAGGTTAGTGCAAGGATAAGTGAGATTAAGCAACAGAGGGCGAAAGAGACTGAAGTAGAGAGGAAAACGGTCGAAAAGGTATTAATGGATATTGTACTCGCTGATCCCGATGATTTACATTATGTAGACCCTGTTACCGGGAAAACAAAGATGAGAAGTCCGTCCCAACTTCCAAAGCGTGCCCGTAATGCGTTGAAGAAGATTCAGAATAATAGAGGAGTGGTTAATTATGAGTTCAACGGCAAGACAGAAGCCGCCCGGATTCTTGGTGCCTGGAATGGATGGGAAGCCGATAAGAATGTCAACATCAAAGGTGGAGACGGAAATAAAGTCGGTGAACTTCGTATCGGATTTGAAGATAATGAGAATTCGGAAGAATAGAACAATTTGAACTGCAAAATCCGGGATTCATCCTACGGAGAAACCTTACTTTTAGAACAATATGGTTATAAATTATAAGAAGCTAAATCCTAACGGATTCTATCTATTGAAGTACTTGAATGATGAGACTATCCGTTTTATCATTCTCTATGGAGGTTCATCTTCCGGTAAGTCGTATAGTGTGGCACAAACAATACTGATACAGACATTACAGGATGGTGAGAACACTCTTGTCATGCGTAAGGTAGGAGCTTCTATTCTCAAAACCATTTATGAAGATTATAAGGTCGCTGCGATCGGTCTTGGCATCTCCCATTTGTTCAAATTTCAACAGAATACTATTAAATGTCTGGTAAATGGTGCGAAGATAGATTTCTCCGGTCTTGACGATCCGGAGAAGATAAAAGGTATCTCTAACTATAAGCGAGTTCAGTTAGAGGAATGGTCAGAGTTCGAGCATCCGGATTTCAAGCAGCTACGTAAGCGTTTGCGTGGTAAGAAAGGGCAGCAGATTATTTGTACCTTCAACCCGATTAGTGAAAGCCATTGGATAAAGAAAGAGTTTATTGATAAAGATAAATGGCATGATGTACCGATGACGGTTACCATTGCCGGCAAAGAGTTGCCGAAAGAACTTACCAAGGTCAAATCCGTAAAGAAGAATGCACCCAGGCAAATACTTAATCTTCGTACTAAGCAAATCGAGGAACAGGCACCTAATACAGTTATTATCCAATCTACCTATTTGAATAATTTTTGGGTGGTCGGTAGTCCTGACGGTGCGTATGGTTTCTATGATGAGCAATGTGTTGCCGACTTTGAGTATGATAGAGTTCACGATCCGGACTATTACAATGTGTACGCATTGGGAGAATGGGGTGTCATTCGTACCGGTAGTGAGTTCTTCGGTTCCTTCAATCGTGGCAAACATTCCGGTGAACATAAGTATGTTCCGGACTTACCTATTCATATCTCTGTCGATAACAACGTGCTTCCGTATATCAGTGTATCATATTGGCAGGTCGATTTCACAACTGGTACCAAGGTTTGGCAATTCCATGAAACGTGCGCTGAAAGCCCAAACAATACAGTAAAGAAAGCCTCCAAACTTGTTGCAAAGTATCTGAAATCTATCCAATATTCTGATAGGTTATATGTACATGGTGATGCATCAACGAAAGCGGCAAACAGCATTGACGATGAGAAGCGTTCCTGGATGGACTTATTCATAGATACATTGCAGAAAGAAGGATTCGAGATTGAAGATAAGGTAGGCAACAAGAATCCGAGTGTTGCCATGACCGGTGAGTTTGTTAATGCCATTTTTGATTGTACTGTTCCCGGTATAGAGATATACATTGACGAATCATGTTCGGTATCTATTGAGGACTACATGAGCGTACAGAAAGATGCTAACGGTGCCATTCTTAAAACTAAGGTCAAGAATAAAACTACCTTGCAGACTTATGAGGAGCACGGGCACCTGTCTGATACGTTCCGATATGTCGTTGTGGATTTGTGTAGTGAGCAGTATATAGAGTTTAGTAACCGGCGAAAAAGAAACTTGTATGCTTGTAATGGCACTATTAATTTCTTCAATCCAGATACCGAATGTAAATACACTAAGAAGATTCTATATGTGATGCCGAATGTTAATGGGAAATTTGTCCTTATACAAGTGTTTAGATGTGGAAATAAATGGCATGTTGTTGATGTCGTATTTATGGAAACTACTTCAACAGAAGATATACGTTCTTCTATTTTGTCCCATGAATCTGATTCATGTGTAATTGAATGTACGGATGCTTATTTCCCTTTTATCCGGGAACTCCGTTCTAGTACAAACAAGGAGATTCGTGTAATGAAAGAGTTTCCGGATGTAGACAAGCGTATTGCTGCAACATCTGATTATGTGAAAAATAGTATTCTTTTTTCTGCATCAAAAGTAGAATCTGATACGGAATATGTTGCCTTCATGAATAACCTGATGGACTATAATAAAGATAGTGAAACAAAAGAGGCTAGTGCTGTTTTGAGTGGGCTAGTACAGTTCGTTGTAAAATTAGGTTTGAATTGAATTGTGTTATATGTGATTGAAAATAAGTGTGTTATATCGTTGGGGTTATGTTTTCGTAATTTCAAGATTTTAGTGTTTTGGAAAACGGTTTTCCTTTTTACTTAGTTTTGCTCAAAAAGGAACCCAATGAATATTTTTTTTGATAATCTATTTGGAAAGAAATCTAAGACTAAAGGTGAAGTTGAAATAGTTACTTCATCTGAAAATAAGGATATAGATACTCAAAGTGGCAAGGCTGAAAAATGGTCAGTTGCATACATTGAGGACCTTACTAGTCCTATTGTAGCGGGCAGTAACTATCTAACGCTATTCAGTACGATACCTGAAGTCTTTTTCCCGATCGATTATATTGCATCGCGAATTGCAGGTGCTAATTTTCAATTGAAGAAAACTAAGGATGACAGTATAGTATGGGCGAATAAACGAATGAATGGCATACTTAGTCGTCCTAATTGTTTGATGCGTTGGAAAGAATTGATTTATCAGCACCATATTTATAAATTGTGTACAGGGAATAGCTTTATTCGTGCCGCTATGCCTGATGTCTTTTCTACAGCTGAAAAATGGAGATATTGCGATAATTATTGGGTAATACCTTCTGATAAGACTATTGTAGAACCGGTTTATGGAAATGTGCCATTGTTTGGTATTGCTCAAACAGAAGATATTATTCGTAGCTATCGTTTGGAGTATGGTTGGAATGGTAGTTTGGAAATTCCCCCATACCAAATATGGCATGATAGAGACGGAAGTGCAGAGTTCTATTCAGGGGCTATGTTCTTGAAGTCCAAAAGTCGTCTTGCTTCCCAAAATAAGCCAATATCAAATCTAATAGCTGTATATGAAGCTAGAAATGTGATTTATGTAAAGCGGGGTGGATTGGGCTTTATTGTAAGTAAGAAAACTGATGCTACCGGTTCAATAGCGTTGACTGACGATGAAAAGGAACAGCTTTTGAAGCAAAATTTTGAGAAGTATGGTGTAAGGAAGGGCCAGGTGCCTTATGGTATTTCAGATGCAGACATTGATTTTGTTCGTACTAATCTTTCTATTGCAGAGTTACAGCCGTTTGAAGAAACCTTGGCTGATGCAATAAATATTGCAGGGGCATACGGCATCCCTGCCGTTCTTGTTCCGCGAAAAGACCAGTCCACATTTAGCAATCAGGCTACTGCTGAAAAGAGCGTATATTGTTCAACTGTTATTCCTATGGCCAAACAATTCTGCAAGGATTTTACAGCTTTCCTTGGTCTTGAAGGAGGGGGATATTATTTGGATTGTGATTTCTCTGATGTTGATTGTTTGCAGGAAGGATTGAAAGAATCCGAGGACGTAAAGACAAATATAAATAAACGTTGTCGTGAACAATTCTCATGTGGGCTTATAACACTCAATGACTGGCGTGCCCAAATAGGCGAAAGTATGATAGAAAATCCCTTGTTTGACAAATTGAAATTTGATATGTCAGATGAGGAACTGGATAAAGTAAATCGAGTTTTTAACACTAAAAGTGGAGATGAAAAAGATGGAAGAGAAAATCAAAAGCCTTCAGTACAAGACAAAGGCAAATGATGTTGATGAGAAGGGTATCGTTACCGTTGCGGTGAATGGTATCGGTGTGAAGGACTCACAAAATGACATATCTATGCCCGGCTCATTCAATAAGACATTGAAAGAAAATATTGGTCGGATGCGTTGGTTCCTGAATCATCGTACAGACCAGTTGTTAGGTGTTCCGTTGAGTGGTAAGGAAACAGAAGGTAATTTGGTTATGGTCGGTCAGTTAAATCTTGAAAAACAGATTGGACGTGACACGTTGGCTGATTATAAGCTGTTTGCAGAGAATGGAAGAACCCTAGAACACTCTATCGGAGTAAAAGCTATCAAAAGGGATTCTATCGATCCTTGTAAGGTGCTTGAATGGCGTATGATGGAATATTCAACATTGACAAGTTGGGGGAGTAATCCCCAGACGTTCCTTGTGAATATTAAGTCTGCTACTGCTGACCAGGTAAAGGAGGCTGTTGATTTCGTCCGGAAAGCGTTCTTGCAGCATGGATATAGTGATGAACGTTTAAAAGGATACGATATGGAATTAAGTTTATTACTGAAGAGCCTCAACGGTGGTGCCGTTGTCTCATGTCCTCATTGTGGTTATCAATTTGATTATGATGCAGAAACGGAGCATACCTTTGCCCAACAGGTATTAGATTATGCTGCTGATTATCAGAGATGGATAACACAGGACATTGTAAGGGAAGAAATGGAGAAGCTCACTCCAGAGATTAGAACCCAAGTAATTTCTTTTATTGATTCTGTCAAATCAGAAAAGAAAGAATTTACTCAAAAGGGTCTACAAGACCTTATGAATTATGTAAGATGTCCCCACTGTTGGGGAAAAGTATATCGTTCGAATGCTATTCTGCAAAATACTTCTGAAGATACCACCGGAAAAAATGAGCCGTCTGTTGACACTCAAGAAAAGAATGACGGGGAAAATGGGAACGATGAAGTAACGATTAAAGCCGCTGATAATGGCACTTTACTCGATTTCAAGAGTTTGAATAGCTGTTTCGAGAATAAATAACTTAAAATTTAAATTTTATGCCAATTAGAAAATTTACAGTATCAGATTTTAATCTGAAAACGGACGGTCTGCCGGCAGAACAGAAAACATTTATGGAAAATATCGCCGGCATGATGTGTGAAGTAGTTAACAAGTCACTTGAAGGATTTGCTTCACCGGAGGAGGTAACGAAACAGTTTGGTGACATCAATAATCTATTGAAAGCCTATGATGGAGAAAAGTTCCAGCAATTGGTAAAGGACAACGAGCAACTTGTAGAACAAGTTAAAACTCTTGGTGAAAGTATCGAGAAAATGAAGCAGAAAGGTCTTTCTATGGATACTATCAACAAGTTCGATGAGAAGTTGAACGAGATGCTTGATTCTGAAAAATTCAGAGATTTCGCAGAAGGAAAAACACGCAAATCAGGAGAGTTTGACGGCTTCTCCTTGAAAGATGTCGTTTCCATGACTGACAATTACACCGGTGATTTGTTGATTACTCAACAACAGAAACGTGTTGTGACTCAGGTTGCCAACAAAAAGTTGCATATGCGTGATGTATTAACGACGTTGACTGCTGATCCTGCATACCCTCAACTTGCCTATGCACAAGTATATGCTTTCAACCGCAATGCCCGTTTTGTAACAGAGAATGGGCGTTTGCCTGAATCAAGCATCAAGGTAAAAGAGATACAGACAGGAACTAAGCGCCTTGGTACTCATATCCGTATTTCAAAACGTATGTTGAAATCAAGAGTGTACATTCGTTCCTACATCTTGAACATGCTTCCTGAAGCTGTTTGGATGGCAGAAGACTGGAACATCTTGTTTGGTGACGGTAATGGTGAGAATTTGCTTGGTATTATAAATAATACTGGGGTGACTTCTGTAGAGAAGATTATCAGTACAGCCATTGTTACAGGTGCCGCCGGTGCTGTAAAAGCTATTACCGGATATAACGGTGATAAGGATGTGATTGTAGAGTTTGCAGAACCACAGGATTTGATTCTTGATGGAATGAGTATCACGTTCGCTGGCGCCGCTGTTCTTACAGAACTGAACAAAACACACGCTCTTGTGAAAATGGAAGATGGTCGTATCCTTATTCCTGGTGTCGCGTTCTCCGGTGCTGAAACGGCTACGGATAAAATGACATTCAGTGTTCATGAAGCCGGCTTTAAGAACATTGAGGAACCCAACTCTGAAGATGTAGTGAAAACAGCTTTCGCCGCAATGACATATGCCCAGTATTTTCCGAATGCTATTATTCTTAATCCAATGACTGTTAACGGTATGGAATCAGAGAAAGATACGACAGGACGTAATCTTGGTATCGTTAAAATGGTTGATGGGGTGAAATATATTGCCGGTCGTCCGATTATCGAGTATGGTGGTATTCTTCCAGGTAAGTATCTTTTAGGTGACTTTAACCAAGCCGCAAATTTGGTTGATTATACCACTTTGACACTTGAATGGGCTGAAGATGTGGAGACCAAGCTTTGCAATGAGGTTGTGCTGATGGCACAAGAAGAAGTTATCTTCCCGATTTATATGCCGTGGGCTTTCGCTTATGGGGATTTGGCCGCATTGAAGACTGCAATAACTAAAGCGTAGGATTATGGATTACATACTTAGAGGTAACGATAAGGATGTAACCAATGTGCTTAAAGAGCAACGCATTCGGATTAATAGAGGGATGATTCAACTCATCCCTATTTCCGAATGTGGTCTTGTTACAGAAGAAGATGCCCGAAAGACATTGGAATGTATGCTTGCAGAGAAAAATGAAGAGATTGGCAGGCTTACTGCATCCATTGCAGAGAAAGATAAGACAATTGTTGAACTGACAGAAGAGCGTGAAACAATGAAAGCTCGCATTGCAGAACTTGAAGTACAGGTGCCTTCTGATGAAAAGAATCTTTCGGTTGCCGATTCAAAAGATTTGCAAGAGGAAGATGCCAAGGAGGTAACTGTTACAGATGATAAAGCCGTTTCCGTAGAAGATGAAAAGAAAACCGGGAAAGGCAAGACTTCTAAATAACTATCGCTATGTTGATTGATGTTTCATATTTTATGTCAGGTCCCAGGCATATTGAGAATGTTTCGGTCGCTGAAATGCCTTCGCCCCAATCTCTTGCTGTGAATGAGGTGATAAATGGGTATATTAAGGCATTTCAGCCCGAATTTCTCCGGAATGTTGTTGGTGTGACTCTTTCCCAAGCTATCACAGATTATTTGGAGCTTATTGAACGGGAAAAGGAAGATTCTTCAGATGAAGTTGATATTTCAGAAGAGAAGGAAGCCCCCCAGTCCGGATATGCAGTATTATGCGAGAAGCTGTGTGAACCGTTCGCTGACTATGTCTTTTATCATATTCTTCGTGACGCAAACACCCAGGCTACAATAACCGGGCTTGTCCGTTTGAAATGTGCTAATGAATATATAGCTCCTTTGAAGAGACAAGTAAGCACATGGAATAGCATGGTAGAGAAGAATAAACAGTTTGTTGAATGGGCTATGTCGAATGATTGTCCTTTCGATGTGCAAATAACCAAGAATCTTTTGACCCCAATTAATGCTTTCAATTTATGATAGATTTAGATATAACAGAACTGTTTGAGGAGATTGTAAAGGAACTTCCAGAAGGGCTTGAAATTCTCTATCCAAATGGGAAAGGGGGAACTAAAGTTATGAAGTCCCCAAGGTTGAATTACATCTTCGGTAGCAGTCAATATATCAAAGATATTTTAGATGAATACAGTAAGTCTTCTGCCCAGTCTGAAAGGAAGTTTCCATTGGTTGCACTATTCACTCCAATTAGTGAGGATAGAGGTGATGCGGATTATTTTTCAAAAGCAAAGGTTTCGTTAATTATAGCATGTTCTTCTTGTAAAGAGTGGAGCAATGAGATGCGCAGAACCACATCTTTTAAAAATATCCTTCGGCCAATCTATAAACGTTTATTGGAAGTATTATATGAAGATTCTCGGTTCGACTGCGACTATGACGAAAAAGTGAAACATAGTTATTCAGAAAACTATTCATATGGCAGATACGGAGCCTATACAGATTCCGGTGAGGCTGTGAGCGAGCCGATTGATGCCATAAATATACGCTCGATGGAAATAAAAATTAATAATCTTAATTGTAGAAGAAAATGAGAAAGATTAGAACGTGTAAGGGTTCCCGGATGAACACTGGTAGTTCTGCTTGTAGCATTGACTGGAAAAAGGTCAAAGGTGCTATCTTGACAGAACATGGTGTCAAACTCCCTGCTGATATAACAGGTGAGAAGTTGCTCGAATTGTGCCATGCAGACCGTCCCGGGCGTATTTACCCTATTTTGCCATTCCTGGAGTATGCCAAGAATGGTGGAGAGCCTCAAGTTAATCCTGTAGGGTACGGTGCAAGTGAATACAACGGGCTTAGCGCTCAAACAGACACCTTCACTTTGAAGAAATTTGATGAGGTTTTGAATGCCCAGCTTCTGAAATGTGCCAATAAAGGATGGGACGTTTACTTTTGGAATCAGGATAATATGTTGATCGGTTATAATGATGACACTGATATCCTTGCCGGTATTCCGATGTCTACTGTTTACCCGACCGTGACACAGTACCCGACCAGTAGTGCTAAGTCTGCGATGACTGTTAGTTTTTCACATGAAGATGTGGAAGACAGCCAATTGCACTTTGACTACGTGCAGTTAGACTTCAATCCCAAGAATTTCGTTAAAGGCTTGGTTGATGTTGTGTTTCAAAAGTTGGAGGCCGAAAATACTTACAAAATAGTTGAAGTTGTTGGTGGTTATGACCGTACAGAAGAATTTGGCAGTCTTATTGCTGATGGTGCTGCTGAAGTTATGAATAACGTAACTTCTGCTACATATTCGGATGGTATCATTACCATTGTTCCTAAAGCCGGGGCGGTTCCTTCGTTGAAAGCTCCTTCTGTATTGTATGAAAAAGGAATCAGAGGTATCGAGCAGGTGTCATGAAGGTAGATAATGTTACGTTCGTCGAGGTTGCTGTGAAGGGCATGACGAAGGAAGAGTTTATTAATGCACACATTAAAGTCGTGTGGCAGGAACTGAAGGAAGCTGACCGTAAGAAGAAGCTCTCGGAAGTGTACGATGCGATAACTAAGTAACCGACGGGCTGGGGTGTGATTACAGCCCGGCCCGTTATAATTTTACTGTATGGCAGATTTTGATGAATTACATAGAGTTATTCATTCCATTGCATCCGGGTTTGAAGAGGAATGTATTAGGTGTATGGAAGAACATAAGAATGTGCTCGTTGATTGTATTCAGGAACAATTATATTCCGGCTTGGACGGTACCGAACATCTATTGAATCCTGATTATGATACTGACACCTATTTTAACGAGCCCGGTCCCTGGCAGAACCGTGCGGAACAATATAAACGATGGAAGGAGAGGATAACTCCGCCTCTTAGAAGTGAGATGCTTTATTTGCCACCGCGTCCGGTTGAGGTACCTAACCTTTTTATTACTGGTACTTTCTATGATAGCATAACTGCCGATAGAATTGATTCCGGGCTTCGATTCTCAACGAAAGGATTTACGGACGGTAGTTCTATTGAGAAGAAATACGGTGAGCAGATTTTAGGCATTGGTGATACAGCTAAAGAGTACTTTAATATTATGTATCTCCGTCCCTGGATGGAACGTTTCTTTTCAGAATGTGGATATCGGTAGAAAATGGCTTGTAGTTGCGAAATAAGAAAGATGCAGAGTGAACTGGAACGTATCAGTGATCTTGCAAAGAAAGCAGCTGTCTTGGATGGTTGCATGTATGTCGTTTATCAGAAAGAAGATGGTACCTATGCTTTTGATAAACTAGGAGTTGAGATAAAAGGAAAGATTGTTGAATATAGACATTACCTGTAATTATGGCAGATTTAAAATTAAAAGATTTCGTTGATGAGAACGATTTGCAGAAATTGGTGGAGCTTGATAATACTATTGAGCGTGTGAGGGCTGATTATGTTAATGCGGCCAAAGAATTAGCAAAAGGTTTGAAACTAAATGTAGAAGGTGTTGCTGATCTTGAAAAGTTGAGTAACCTTTATAATACTCAAGCAAAAACGGCTGGTTCTGCATCTGCTGAATTAACCGAAGCTCTTAGAAGACAGTCTGAAATAACTCAAACTGTCAGTAAGAAGATAGAGGAAAAGCTAAATGTAGAGAAATTATCTGCTGCTGAACTGAAGAAACTAACCAAAGCAAACTCGGATAATGCTGTGTCCTTGGAAAAGGCTGCTAAAGCAGAAGCTAACTTGACAAAAGCGCAGAATGCCGGTAATACTACTCGTAAGAAAGCTGTTCTATCTGAAGAAGAACGTTTAAAACTTATCAGAACTGCTATTATCTTGACTAATCAGGAAGTACATAGCCGTTCACAAGCAAAGGAAATGAATAAGCAGCTGCAAAAGGCTGTTGATGTTTTGAAAGATACGGATGAAAACTATATTCGTACACTTGCCCGTCTTAATTCTACAATCGGAATCAATACCGATTACATAAAGCGAAATTCCGATCGATATAGTCAACAGAAAATGACTATCGGTGCATACCGGGAAGAAGTAAAGGCTGCATGGGTTGAGATACAGAACGGTAATAAATCCATGCAGAATATGGGTGTTATTGCCCGGAATGCCGGTAGGATGCTTAATACAGAGCTTGCTCCTGGGTTAAGTAAAGTTGGTGCTGGTTTAAAAGGGTGGGCAGCTGGATATATTGGTGCACAAGCTGTTGTTAGTGGAGTTGTTGCTTTATTTACAAAACTGCGTGAAGGAGTAGGTGATATTGTTAAATTTGAATTAGCTAATAGTAGGCTTGCTGCAATATTAGGAACCACTTCTGATAAAGTGAAGGAGTTAACTGCGGATGCTCAACGTTTGGGTGCTACAACGAAATACACTGCATCCGAAGCTACGGATTTGCAAATAGAACTTGCTAAACTGGGTTTTACTCGAAAAGAAATATTAGATGCAACAGAGCACGTTCTAAAATTTGCACAAGCTACCGGGGCAGAATTAGCAGATGCGGCTTCATTGGCAGGTGCTTCTCTTCGTATGTTTAATGCTGATACAAGAGAAACTGAAAGATATGTGTCTGCGATGGCTGTCGCAACAACCAAAAGCGCATTGTCGTTTTCATATCTCGCTACTGCATTACCAATTGTTGGACCGGTTGCAAAAGCCTTTAATTTCAGTATTGAAGATACTTTGGCTTTGTTGGGTAAATTATCGGATGCCGGCTTTGATGCTTCAATGGCTGCTACTGCTACCCGTAATGTTTTTCTAAATTTAGCTGATAGTAATGGAAAGCTGGCAAAGGCGTTAGGTAAGCCCGTTAAAACATTGCCTGAGTTAGTTGAAGGATTGAAATCGCTAAAAGAAAAAGGGGTAGACTTGAATACTACTCTTGAATTAACTGATAAGCGTAGTGTTGCCGCTTTTAATGCCTTTCTCACCGCTGTTGATAAAATATTACCACTTAGAGAACAGATTACTGGTGTAGAACGTGAATTGGGCGATATGGCTCACACGATGGGAGATAATGTTCATGGAGCTCTTGCTAACTTATCTTCAGCATGGGAAGCGTTTATGCTTTCTTTCTCCGAGTCAACGGGACCTGCTAAGGAGTTTCTTAATTGGATGGCTGATAAAATAAGAGGTATCGCCAATGATTTGAAATCTCCTGAAGAAAAAATAGAAAAGATAGATTATAATTTTAGAACACTTGCAAAAAAAGATGCGAACAAAAAGTTATTGGAAGTAGAAAAAGATTTTCAGGCAGAATATAAGAGGCTTATTGATGCTGGTGATACAGAGGAACAAGCATACACAAAAGCTGTTATTCAAATGAAAAATAAACGTATTGAAGTAACGGCCCAAGAGAGAGAAGCTTTAAAACGGATGAAAACTCGTGCTCAATATGCAACATCAGAGTTTGAAGATATGTCTTGGATAAAGAATGGTGCTGCTAAAATGTTTGGCTATTACACATCGGAAGCAGAAAAAGCGGATAAGGCTCAGTTGGAATTTTCTAAAAACTTATTCAAAATAGCATCTAGCGATGAGTTTAATCGTGGACTTGATGTGATTGCAGAAAAGTTCCGTCCAAAGGGTAACGACAAAAATGGTTCAGGTATAACAGTCCTTACTGATAAAGAAAAACGTGAACAGGAAAAAGCTCTCAAAGAGAAGCTGAAAATTCATGAAACTTATCAGGAGTCAGAACTAGCTCTTATGGATGAGGGACTGGAGAAAGAACTTGCTAAAATTGGTGTTGCTTACTCGAAGAAGATTGCTGCCGTCAAGGGTAATAGCAAAGAGGAAATTGCTACACGTCAGAATTTAGCTAAGGAAATGCAGGAAAAGCTAGATGAGTTTACTATTAAGTATAATTCTGATCGTGAGAAGAAGGATGTTGAGAACGCTCTTGCTGTTGTAAAAAAGGGGTCCCAGGAAGAACTTGATTTGAAATTGCACCAGTTGGAATTGCAACGTGAAGCAGAAATTGATGCAGCGGAGAAAACTGGTGAAGATGTTTTTCTCATTGACGAAAAATATGCAAAAAAGAAACAAGAACTTTACGAAAGACATGCATCCGATCAGGTGCAATTAATAGCAGAGAATGCGGCGCATGAGCAGGAAATCCGGGATGCTGCATATGTTATGGATACGCTTGCTCTTAAAAAACAGTTAGCTTCTAAGGAAATAACCCAGCAAGAGTATGCAGAACTTGAGTATCAGTTAAAATTAGATTATGTACGTAAAACAACCGAAGCTGCAATTGATGCGTTGGAGTTGGAACTTCGAAACGAAAATTTGAGTGCAGAGGATAGGGCAAAGATTGCAGAGCAGTTACAGAAATTGAAAGCGGACCTTTCCCAGCAAGAAGCAGAAGCGGAAATAGATGCTATCAATAAAGTTACTAAAGCGGATGAGAAAGCACAGAAAGAACGTCAGAAGAACTTGAAAAAATGGCTTCAAACTGCATCTCAAGCTGTGGGAGCTATTGGAAACTTAGTCTCTTCTATTTATGATGGTCAGATTCAGAAAATAGAAGAAGAGCGGGAAGCTAATGAGGAAAAGTATGATGAGGATATTGAACGAATTGAGAATCTGGCAGAGTCTGGAGCTATATCCGAAGAGGAAGCGGAAGCGCGTAAACGGGCAGCAAAGGATCAGACAGAAGCCAAGAATAAGGAGTTGGAAAAACAAAAGCAAGAGATTGCCCATAAACAAGCTGTTTGGCATAAGGGAGTACAAGTTGCAGAAACTGGAATTGCAACAGCTCGTGGTATTATGGAAGCTTTCCAGTTAGGTCCGATTGCCGGTGCTGTAATGGCTGCTGTTATCGGGGCGATGGGGGCTATGCAAGTAGCAACAATTCTTGCCACTCCTATTCCTTCTTATGCAGAAGGTACTAAAGGTAATGATAGGCACCCCGGCGGTGCTGCTTTGGTTGGTGATGCCGGTAAACATGAAGTTATCATGTATTCCGGAAAAGCATGGATTACTCCTGATACTCCAACTTTAGTTGATATTCCTAAAGGTGCGCAAGTCTTTCCTGATGTTGATAAGGTAGATATCTCTAATTTTGATATGCCGGATTGGGACTTTCCTACATTTTCACCGACATATTTAGCATCCTCTTCCGGTAACACCATTGTTTTCAATGATTATTCCCGGTTAGAAAAAAGGGTTGATAGAACAAATCTCCTTTTAATGAAGAGTCTAAAAATGCAACGCCAAGATGCTTCTAACCGTGAATTTGAACTGTATAAGTTATCTAAACTGAAATAGTCATGATTGAAAGATTAAATCAGATAACATTGAATGATTTCATTGAGCTTTCATGTGGAAACTATGCTTGTTTGCTTTCGGATCGCGAATTTGTGTCAGAGAGCACGCTTAAAGAGATAGCATCTAAATTGCTCATTGAATACAGAAGTATTGTTAATCCTTCAAATATGAAGGCTATGGTAATGGACAAGGAGGATATGCTGAAAGAACGTGCCAAACTATTGAGCCTTCGTATATGTCAGACTCTTGTTTCTCTTGGCTTTTATGATGATGTTCGTCAGGTATTGGAACAACTAAATGTAGATTCTCGGAATATGAGTGATGAACAGGTAACATCGAAGATTGACTATTTGTTTCATTCTGCAATTTTTGAGCAAAAACGGAATGAGGAAAGACGCAGTGAGGAACATAAAGGAAATAAGGTTACTCCTGAACAAATTCGTTCTTCTTTCGATGCCGAGATTGCTTTTCTAATGACATTCTTTAAAATGAGTATAGATTCCCGTGTAATTAATGCTGCTGTCTACGCAAATATTGTTCATCAAGCCGATGTTGAAATATCGTTCAGAAAAAGAAGCACATGATAATATTGGTATTTACATATATGCTGTAATTCGATTAATTTTTAATTAAAGCGAATTATTTCATACAGTCGTTTGTACATCTCCTTTAGAATCACAAACGACTTTTTTATGAATAGAAAAAACAGCATCCATTGTATAAATAGGCATTTATACAATGTTTTATTGTCAGAATTACGTACATTAGAGACGAAGTGTAATCGGATAACAGCAGAAGTGTCCGAGGTAAAAAAAATGATTGCCTTATTGCCCCCCGATATAGGCACTCTTATTAGTTCAATCGAGCGTTCTGCTAAGGAAATGCACGAGCAAAGTATCATGCACCGGGAATACGTGGAAAGGTGCATTAATGGCGAACCGAAGATACACCTAATAAGGAGGGCTGACAATGGACTTTGAAAAGGAATTATCAGAAATATATCCTTGGATATTAAAGGTGGCAAGAAAATTCTGCTGTTCCATGCAAGATGCTGAAGACTTAGCCGGTGATACAGTTTATAAGCTACTTGTGAATCGTGATAAATTTGATTGTTCTAAACCACTTCAACCGTGGTGCCTTATTATAATGAGGAATACTTATATAATAAGATACAATAGAAATTCCCTTATACATTTTACAGGGCTTGATATGGTAGACGGAAGTGCCATTTCTAACTGTACAGCTCATTCAATACTGTTTGATGATTTGGTTTCCACAATACAACGGTGTGCTAAAAAATCCCGTTGTATTGATAGTGTGATGTATTATGCTAGTGGATATTCTTATGATGAGATAAGTGAAATCCTGAACATTCCTGTTGGAACTGTAAGAAGTCGTATTTCTTCTGGCAGGAAGCTTATACTTCAAGAAATAGGATAATAATGAGTAAGGTTTCAAAATGGTAACTTATATATGCTCATAATAACCTGCAAAGTGTTCTGAATTACAAAATTTGAGGGTCTTTATATTTGTAAATTTATAGCAATAGAATGAATTATGGAAGTATATTCTATGTGGATATACAAAAAAAACTTATATTTGTAATATATCCGAGTTTAATGCTATTGGGTGAGTTGGTGAATAAATTATTGTTGGATTAATAGATATATTTTTGAAAAGAATAGATATGAAAGATTTTTGGAATGACTATAAAATGATAATATTAGTGATATTATCACTATTGATTTTTTCTTTTGTATTGATGTTGAGAGAAGAAGAACTTGTTAATAATATAGGAATAAGCCTTTTTGTAAATGTGAGCACGACTGCTCTGACAGTTTTGGTAATTGATAGATTATATCGAAGAATTGAAGTTAGAAAGAAAAAACCGCTTGAGTTTGCGGCATATAATGATGTAACTCTTTGGTGTAATAAATTTATTAGCTTTTGGCAAACGGCTTACCGTGATTGTGGATATTATGCCCCTAAAACAGATAAAGGTATTTTCTTGGAAGATGAATTTCGAAGAATTTATGATTCTTTGCAACTTGATGCTATTGCTCCTGTTACCCCAAAAATATCTTGGGAAAGATATTTACTTTCCGAGAATCAAAGAATGATAGATGGAGGAAGAGAAATTCTAGTGAAATATGCATATTACATTCCTCCTGAAATATATAAGGTAATATATCAGTTAATTGATTCTCCATTTATATATACAATTTGCAATATACCGGCAATAAAATTGTCAGATATTGAATTTAAAACAAATAGGAAGAATGTATTAGGAGCATATACGGCTAAACCTAAACAAGCAGAATTAGATTTATTTTTAAAAGTTCATGGTTGGTGTTTTACTAAACATAAGGAACTAGGGAAACTATTTAAAGGGGTACGTACTGTTTCTGCATTAATATAATTGTTTTTATAATGCATATTTAACCTGTAGAACATTTCTATGACATTTTAAAAGGGAAAGATTAGTATGTAGGACATTGAAAAGTCCTTTTTATTCCTTGGTATAGATATTGTTTTGAAAAACAGATAGTTATATTGCATTTTAGCAAAGCATGATTTTCAAGAATTTAGCCAATCGGGAAACCGGTTGGCTTTTTCTATATATTTGCTCGTGAACGTTCAAAAGGAGTTAAAATGCTTTGTAAATATGTACTTACCGTTGATAGTATTTCTTATGATATTCCCAAATCTTGTATTCAGAATTGGGATGAAATAAAGTTTTCCCGTAAACGCTCCGGACTTGAAGGAATAACTAGAACCTTTACTTCAAAATTCCAGTTTGTGGGAGAAGCCTATGATCTCATATTGGAGGAGTATTTGAGCAAATACCTGGCTTCTAATGCTAGTATCACTGTTTATACTATAACTAATTCTCATACTTATGAAGAATTCTTCAGTTGCCGACTGGATTTCGGTTCATTGACCTATGATGGAAATACTGTTTCTATTAATTCGATAGATGATAGTGTCGCTAATATCATAAAGGCTAACAAAGGAACGCAGTACGAATATTCGGTAGATGAGATAAAAGATGTATATCAGCTTTATTATGATTCTGTAAGTATGAATTATAGTCAACCGCATACATTAGGTGGTAATACTGTAGAAAATGATGCTTCTTTGCAATATATTGTAATTGACAAAGGAATATATGTAGAAGCTATAACATATTCGCTTCCCTTATATATTTCAGGTGGTGAACTTCCGTCACGGGATTCACCTCTTGAGTTTTATGATGCACCACAGGAATCGAAAGATGATCCAAATGTATTTGTTAAAGCCTTGTCCGACATTGATATAGTATTGAATTTTAGTTTTGAATACTATATCAGTTATAGTGATGCGTATACAACTAAAGCTGAAATTGTTCTAGGTGGGCGTTACGAAGATGGTCGTTTAGTCGAGTTGAAAAGATGGGGGTATAATAAGGGGGATGTTACTCCAAGTAATCTGAATGAATCCATCAAGATTCATCTGACTAAAGGGCAGGCTTTATTTTTGGATTTGAAGGTAACATTTAACAGAGTTAATGCTTCTACTGGCAATATTTATTTTCGTAATTTCAAATTTGAGACACGCTTTACTTCTCGAGCTAACCCTATCTATGTGGATGCAATAAGACCTATTGATGTGTTAAACCGATTGCTTAAAAGCATGAATGGTGGAAATGAAGGTATCTATGGTGAAATAGCTTCAGGTGTTGATGAAAGGTTAGATAATTGCGTGATATTAGCTGCTGAAAGTATTCGTGGAATCCCCCAAGCTAAGCTATATACTTCTTATACAAAGTTTAAAAACTGGATGGAAACAGTTTTTGGCTTTGTGCCTGTGATCAATGGTGTCACTGTTTTTTTTAAACACCGGGACAAATTGTTTAGTGATAACAATGTAAAGGATTTAAATAGCAGCTTTTCTAGTTTTGAGTATAAGGTTGATTCATCAAGAATATATTCTTTGGTTAGGGTAGGATATGATAAACAGGACTATGAAAGTATGAATGGTCGTGACGAATTCCGATTTACTACTGAATATACTACTGGCATTGATATAACTGATAATGTATTAGAGTTGATTAGCCCTTACCGTGCTGATGTTTATGGAATTGAATTCTTATCGCAAAAGAGAGGCCAAGATACAACGGATAGTGAAAGTGACAATGATGTGTTTTTTGTTTGTGCCAGTACTACATTACATGATAATGGCGGAGTACAAACATATAAAGAGTATAGGCTTATAAGGAGCGGTTGGGAAATAAGTGGCGTACTTGATCCTGAAACGATGTTTAATACCATGTATTGGCAAGGAGGCATATTGCAAGCAAATGCCGGCTATATTGGTATGTTCACTAAAAAACTATCTTATTCTTCTTCTGACGGTAATAGTGATGTTGTTGTCAATGGTATAGGAATGAAAGATGATTTTAACGTTGAAAGTGGTATTATAACTTGTGGAGATGTTTCATTCACAACTTATAATGAAGATATTCCACCAACAGATGATGAAACGATTAAAATCTTAAAAGATGATCTAGTTTACGAGGGCTACATCAAGGAGGTGAGTAGTACAGTTGAGAGAAACGAGGGAGTGAAGTATGATTTATTTGTCCGTTCAATAACAAAAGCCTAGAAATATGATTATAAGCCCGTTTACCCCACTGTTTTTTTCTCCGTCTACCGATAAATTTGGAGCGAAGAGTAAATATGTGCAATTATTCGCACGTACAGACAGGATTTTTGTTGAATTGATTTTGACAGCCAAAGAGCAGGAGCCTATAGTATACATTAATAATCTTTTAAGTAATATATCTACACCTGTATCATTAAGCTCATGGAAGATGAATGATGATAAGATTCTTTATTTCTATAACATTTCATTGCTTCCATGTGGATACTATACTGTAACAGTTAATGGGAATACGAGTGAGATTTTTAAAGTTACGGACGATGAATGTGAGTTATCAGAAACCAGCCTTATTCAGTATTCAATGAAAGATAATAAGCAGCGTCTTGATGCTGTCTGGTGGATAGATGGGATGCAATACTTTTTTGATTTTCGCGTTCCTGGTGGTTTCAAAGATAACGGATGGACGTTCGGTGTGGATAATGAGCAGTTCGTGACCTCTGATGAGGATATTGTTGAGCTATTCAGCCACGAATATACAACAGTATTATTCACGCTTGGAAATGGGATGGGATGCCCTGTGTGGTTTGCTGAATTATTGAATCGTGTCTTATGCTGTAATTACGTCTACTTTGATGGTGTCCGATATACCAGAAAGGAAAGTAATGTTCCGGAACTTAACCAGCAAATAGAGGGATTGAAGAGTTTTGTGTTCAATCAAATGTTACAGAAGGTAAGAACGATGAATCCAGTTTTGGAATGGAATAACCAGCTTGCTATGAGGTGTGTACAAAGCGGTGCTTATAGGATAGCAGATGATGAAGGAATGCGTAGTATCAAGTATGGTTCAGAAAGTGAGGTTGCAGAGGTCGGAGCATATATCAATATGACTAAGGCTATTCCTAATACTGGAGTTTCTATTAATAGTGATACTATGGTTACTGTCAACAGTATTCATCACCTAGGTGTTGATGAAAATTCATATTGGGATTTGATTGCAATCAAGACGACTGACATAGATAACAAGTATATTGGTAGAAGAGGTTACGGTAAACTTACAGTTAATGGACTGGATAGACTAAAGAACGATTTGGACAACGGTTCGATAAATTTGCGTGCTGTACTATATAAAGGAGATTCGTATACTAACCTCATTGAAGGGAGTGTAATCAGTAGGGATGGTGTATGTGTCTTGAAAGGTATTAACGGTGGAGATATTGGTGCTCTGAAGGAGTTCCAACTTTATCTTGATAATGTCTATGATTGCGACATAGATAATCTTGGTATGACCATTGAGCTTGTATGGGTATATGAAAATGATTAAAAAAGAGAATTATGACAGAAACAGAAAAACAACAGATTATTAGCCTTGTGTTACAAGCGTTGAAGACAAACAGTCTTACAATAGAGCAACTGACTGATACAACAGAGCTATCCAAAGATATGTACGTTGAAGTTAGTGGCGGTCGGAAAATATCTATTGATTTACTTTCAAGTACCATTGCTAAAATGGTGAATGGGGATTTTGATGCATTAGTGGAGAATGTCAATAAGATTGCAAAAGATTTATCGGATGGAGACGCCGAGTTATTGAAACGTATAACAGGAGTGTCTGATAAATCCAATCCTTTGACTGACCCATTTAAAAGTATTGGCTCTTTTACTACTATTGGTAGCTTTAAAGATAAATTAAAAACGATGTATTCCGGGGATTCTTCTATTGGGAATTATCGGTGTATTTTGTCTGTTGATTCGTCTAAGATTCCTGTAAATATACAAATTGAACGGTTGGAGCTTGATAAGGTTTGTCAATCATTCACTTCGTGTATACAACTGGCTACCATGTCAGACAATGCCGAAGGTGTATATTTAGGTACAGTTTGTACAATCTCACGAATAGGTATTGTTTCCAATGAGAGTGTTACATGGGGCAAATGGACCTCTGTAATAAATGACTTTGAGGAAAGGATAGGAAAAGCGAACGGTATCGCTCCTTTGAACGAAGAAAGTAAAGTTCCTTCTGAATGTCTGCCTGAACCGTTGTCTCTTGGGGAAGGTGAAGAAGAAGCTTTCCCCGGCAACCGTGGAAAGTCTTTGGAAGATACAATGAAAAATATCCCTTCCGATATAATCAAACCGGGTTCTTTCTCCGTCCTGTCTGACGCTTCCTATCTCAATGTGTATTTTAAGAAAGTGTCCAAAACAACCGGTAAAGAAACGGACGACAGCTTCCGTCTGCCTTCTGCTACCCTTGAACAAGCCGGCCTTTTGTCCGCCGAGGATAAGCAAGCCCTTGAGGATATGAAGAGCGGCACGCCCGCCGACGATGTAACACACCCCATCGTCATTGTTGATGAGATCCGCCCTCTGAAAGATGGCCACTATACCCTTGAAACCGCTATTGCCGCCATTGTCTCCTATCAACAGGAATCTGGCGTCAAATATGAGCGAACGGGTCTCATCATTACTTACAAAACAGGCGAGTATGAAATGGAAACCCGGCAGTTCCAGGGTGCTGTGTCCGATTTTGCGACCCCTTCTCTTTGGAAACCCTTCGGGAATGGTGGTGGCGGTTCCGTTGTTGAAACTTCCGATGAACCGGCAGAAGGGGGAAAGGATGCCTTTTCAACTGGTGGCGCCTATGCCTATGTTCCGGCCAACCTCGACGTAAACGTGGAAACAGAAGGCATCGTAAAACTTCAGATGAAGAACGCTGCTGGTGAAACCCTTGGTGATGAAGTGCAGTTCGCTATCGGCACGGGTGGCGGCGGTCAAACTGGCGGTACCATTGTTGCCATTGCTTTCCAGTCGACACCTGTCTATGGCTCTTACGGCTCCACGCTACGAACCTTTGCCGCCATTCGTTCCGTGACCTCGAACGGTGTCGAATCCTCTGACAACCTGATTGAGAAACTGGAACTCGTAGACCGTGAAAGCGGGCTTACCGTCTGGACTGAAACCGTCAACAAAGCATCTTCCGGTGACATGAAGGACTTCTCCTTTGAACTGGACTTCACCGCATACTTTACGGCTGCCGGTACTCGGAAATTCAAGCTGATAGCCACTGACGAAAGCGGCAATACCGGTTCCAAGAATGTCAATGTAACAGCTGTTGATATTACCTGTACCTGTGTGCAGGTGCTCAACTATACCCCTGAAACTCTGCTTACTCCGACAACTGAAAGTTTCAGCCTTCCACTCTATAAGTTCGGAAACAACACCTCTGATAAAGGTATCAGTGCCCAGGTTGACATCAAGATTAATGGTGAATGGCAATCCCTGTCTACCACCGTTGTAAATGACAACTACTCGCACTCCGTTGTAATCCGCCCTGCTTCCCTCGGCCTAGAACACGGTACCTATCCCTTGCGCATCCAAGGAACGGATGTCGCATCCGGAGTGAAAGGAAATGTCATCTACACGGCTGTCATGGTAATTGACCCGAATAGTTCCACACCTCTTGTCGCCTTGAGATACGATGATAAAAACGGTGGAGTAGTCCGACTGTACGAAACCGTAGAACTTGATGTTGCCTGTTATGACCCGTTGGAAATGACTTCACCCGTCAGCGTGAAAGCCAATAACGTGCAGGTAACACAAATTGCTGCCAGTCGTAACAAAACCTATCAGGTCAAACAGCAACTGCAGGGCTACAAGGCTGACGGCACCGATACGGTCAACTATACTGCCGTATGCAAGGACGTGACTAGCGAACCTGTCCGGGTGACAGTTAGCGGTTCCGCCATTGACGCCGCCATAAAAGAAGGCGCCATCTATAACTTTGACTTCTCATCCCGTACCAATCAGGAAACTGACCATAGCATTGTCAGCGGTAATTATGAAATGAAAGTGGACGGTGCCAACTGGACTACCAACGGTTTTGGCACATTCTTGGGTGAGAACTGCCTTCGCGTAGCCGAGAATGTGGGCGTGTCATTAAACCATGCCCCGTTTGCCGGCTCGTCCATCGAATCCAACGGTGCCGCCATCCAGTTCGCTTTCGCTTCCAAGAACGTGACCGATGATGATGCCCTGCTCCTTAGCTGCTATGACGAAACGTCCGGTGCCGGCTTCTATGTCACCGGCCGGGTGGTCGGCATCTTCTGTAACAATGGCGTTTCCCGTCGTGAAGAACGCGCCTATCGACAGGGTGAAAAGATAACCGTAGCCGTGGTTGTTGAACCTGCAAGCAACTACGTTGAACGTGACGGTACACGATATTCTATGATGAAACTCTTCCTCAACGGTGAGGAAGTCGCCTGCCTTGGTTATGTTCCGGGCGGCGGCTCCCTGATTCAGACCAAATATATAACGATGGACGGCAGGCTGGGTGATTTGTACCTTTATTACATGATGGCCTGGAACTCTTATATGGAATGGGCACAGGCGTTCAAGAACTACCTTGTCCGTCTGACCGATACGGAGGTAATGGTGAAGGAATACGCCTTTGAGGACGTCCTTAAAAGCCAGACAGCCGAGGGTAGTACCCAAAGCCGCCCGTCGGCTGCCGAAATCTATTCACGCGGTATGCCTTACATTGTCGAATGCCCCTATGAAGGCTCCGATATAGAAGCACTGGACGGCACCACTTCCACCAGTACGAAGATATACATCACGCTCTATTACTTTGACCCCGAACGCCCGTGGCGTAACTTCAAGGCCATGAGTGTCCAAACCCGCAACCAGGGAACCACCTCTGCCAAACGCCCGGTAAAGAATAAACGCTACTACCTCGCCAAGAGCAAAGGCAAAAACAAGGACACTCGAATCATACTACTTAATCCGGACGATACGACGGAGGAAGGACGCCGTGCAATAGCCTTGGCTGCCATCAACAAAGTACAGGTCGGTGATAATACAATCCCGGTCGATGTCATTACCGTAAAAGTCGATTACTCCGATTCCGGTAATGCGAACGACTGCGGCGCCTGTGAAATGATGAACGTTACATACCGTGCCTTAGGTGGTAACTATATGACACCTGTCCAACGTGCATTTGACGGAACATTTGACAGCGGTGACTTGCATATCGAAGACTTGCAGATGAACCACTCTACCGCCAATCACCCGGTAGCCACCTATCGGTGTAAGGATGACAGCCTGCAAAACGTCTATTTCCATGCCAAAGGCAACTGGAAAGAAGACAAAGGGGAACAGTTCGCCCTCGGCTTCAAAGATACCCCCGGCTATAACAAAGGTTGCCTGAATTATGGTGACTTCATAGAGTTCTTCGGTACTCCTGACGAAACTTTAGACGCAATTGAGATACGCTTCAAACAGACTGACGGACTCGATACGGACAGCGTGTACCTGCTTTCCCTGTATTGCGGTAGTTCGTACCGGATAATGAGGTATCAGGACAGCTCATGGAAAAAGCAGTCCGGTTCCATGAAGTATGAAAACGGCAAATGGAATGTCACCGGTGACGTCCTGAATCCGGTTGAAGGTTTCGAACTTCTTAACTACCAAGGTATGGACTGGTTTCAGGGCGTCGGTTCTGTTCAGGATATGATGGCCATGAAAACGGACAAGTCCTCATGGGTTCAAAAACTCGTGGATAACGGAACTATCTCTGCTGATACCTTCCCGGCATGGACTTACTACTTTGAATCGCTTGTCGATGATGACCAGCTCGCCATTGATTACGCTTTGGGTAAGAAAGTGCCCTATAACCTCTACCGATGGTTGCGCTTCTGTGATTCCTGCGATTACTCCAAAGGCGGGAACTGGCAAAGAACATGGAAGGAAAACCTGTATAAATACGCCTGCCCAGAAAGTGTCTTGAGTTATGACATCTTCACCGACTACCTTGCCGCCACTGACCAACGCGCCAAGAATATGCAGCCGATGTGGTTCTTGGAAGAGTATGCTTCCGTAACAGACGGTGTGTACAGCTCCGAGGATGCCATGCGCATGTACCTGAATAAAATCTATGACTGCGATACGCTCAACAGCAAGGATAACGACGGTGGTTGCACGGTTGACGCCGAGGTGGATCCCAACCGGACGAGCGATGAAACATTCACTAACCCTTATGCCGGCTACGGCTCCGTTCTGTTTAATAACATCTATCTCCAACAAACAGTGTGGATTGACTCATCCGGTACGGAACTCTCCCTACGTACTGTTGCCGCCGCCATGCGTAACGTTCAGGCGACCATTGACGGCGTCACCCTGCACCCGTTCTCACCCGAAGGAGCTACGCATTTCTTCATTGACAAACGGCTCAAAAAATGGCAGAAACTGGTTAGTTCTTACGACGGTGAACGGAAATACATCTCCTATACAGCCACCTCTGACGCTATCTACTTTTATGCTCTGCAAGGTCTTGGACTTACTGCCCTTCCGTCTTTCATCGAAAGACGTTGGCGTATTCGTGACGGTTATTTCCAAACCGGTGATTTCTTCAGCGGTGTAATTTCCGGGCGCGTATCTTCCAAACCAAACGCCACCATCCGGATTGTCGCCGCTAAAAACGGTTACTTCGGTGTCGGCAATGACGCTAGCGGCAACCTTTCCGAAAGCTGCTTCCTTGAAGCGGGCGAAGAATATGTATTCACCAACTTCTCTCATGAGGAAGGCGCATTGCTATATATCTACCAGGCTGACCGCATGAAGCTGCTCGACCTGTCTGAAATCTCCCTGTCAAGTACGGTGAGCTTCTCCGCCATGCAACTTGTGGAAACCCTTATCTTGGGCTCTGACACCCATACGGAACAATCCATCGGTTCTTACGCACCGCTTACCTCGTTGAACTGCGGCGAAATGCCCTTCCTCGTATCACTCGATATCCGGAGAACACAAATCGCTACGCTTGTCACCGACAAATGCCCACGTATCGCCCATATCAATGCATCCGGTAGCGTATTGGAGAATATCACTCTTGCAGAGACTTCTCCGATTAATGACATCTCTCTTCCAGCAACAATGACAAGCATTCGTTTTGTCGGCCTTCCTGAACTGACCTATACCGGCCTTTCCGCCCCGTCCGGCCTGCAAATCGAATCCATGCCGAACGTCCAGCGTTTGCGACTTGAAACGTCTCCGAAACTTAATGCCATCCAAATGCTCCGTGACGTGCTCGCTTCACAAACGGCATCCCGTAAACTTTCCATGCTCCGTATCTCGAACATGACCCTGAAGGCTGACGGCTCCGAGCTTCTTGCCATTCTCGAATATGGAGTCGCCGGTATGGATGAGGACGGTAACAGACAGGATAAACCGGTAGTCAACGGCACGTATGAACTGACAGTTATCCGTGAAACGGATGAAATCGAATCCCTTGAATCCGGTATCGACGGCCTTGTCATCCTTACCGTCATCGATGCCTACATCGACTTGATCAACTGGTTCAATAATGAGTCTTATGGCGGAGAACCGTACTACGATAACGTAACGCTGGACAACATCAATGAAGTCCTTGAATATTATAACGGCGAAACCTACGAGGAATATCTCGAACGCTTCGCTGAAGACAATATGGATATTAATGATTTAATCAACAAGTAACTATGACGAATGAACAAAGCGCAACGCTGCTTCGCTTGAATAAACAGGCACAAGTAGCAGCACTGAACGCCGTTGGATTCTCGGATATCACCGAGAATTCCCGCGCATCTGAATTTGGACAACGTATCAAGTGGGCTGCCGGCCTGCTTGATTTGAATCTTGCCTGTAACCGCATCTCGGATAACTCCAAATGGTATTTCACCCGTGAGGAATGGGATTCCCTCACGGTTACCAACAAACAGTTGTTTATCAAACGCGGTCTTCGTATCCGGGCACATGGACACTCCTTCGTAATTTCCGCCCAGGAGTGCTATAATGCCGACATGACTACCACCTTCTACTGGGGCGGTCAGGGCAAAGCCATAGATGGCCTGAATCAAAAAGGACTGGGCGCCATGTATGGCTGCTTCACGGGTGAGGAAGATACTGACCTCATTATCGCAACTCTGAAAGACCAAAATAATAGTGGTGTGATCGGTGCGCCAGCTGCCGAAGCCGCCCGTGCATACCGTGCCTACACTTTGGAAAGTGACGGTATCGAGGATGAATCTAACTGGTTCCTTCCTTCATCCGGCCAAATGCTTCTGATGTACCGCTATCGCGATAAAATCAATGAGATGATGCGTACCTTTTGGAGTAGTGACAGTATGCTGATGACTGATAAATACTACTGGTCATCAACAATTTGGGATACTAACTCCGCCTGGGCGTTCGAACTGAATACCGGGCGTATTACGAATCAAAACAAAAATTCAAATCTTCTCCATGTGAGAGCTGTTGCTTCTGAATAGTATTAACCTAAAATTATATAATAAAATGGATAAAAATATCGCTAACGCAATGCTTATGCGCCTGAATAAACAAGACCAAGTTGCAGCTTTGCAATCAATCGGTTTTACAACCGTCAATGAAAATACCCCGGCGAGTGACATCGCCAAGTATATGCAATGGGCAGGTACGCTTCTTGACCTTTCTTTGGCTACTCTCCGAATTGAAGACGGTGAACAAGTCTTTTTCACGGCTTCCGAATGGAACTCCATGAGCGCAAATAACCGCTCCAAGTATATCCGTATTGGCATCCGACTTCGTGCCGAATGCCACCAGTTCATTATCGCCAAAAGTGACTGCGTTGACGCAGGCGGCAACAAAACGTTCAAATGGGGTGGCTACGGAACCGACTTACGCGGCCTGAAAAACTACGGTAGTGGTAACCAAGGACTCTATGATACCTTCGACGGCAAGGAAAATACCGATGTTATAATAGAAACCCTTGCAGGCGTCAAGGACACCCAGGGAACTGTCGGCGCCCCTGCCGCCGAAGCTGCCAGAGCCTATAAAGCCTGTACGCTTGAATCTGACGGAATTGAAGATACAACCGTGTGGAACCTGCCCGCACTGGGCGAACTTATGCTTATGGCCAAGTATAAAACCGAAATCAATGAGCTCATAACTTCTATGTTTGGTAATCAAAATATATTTACAAATGACTGGTATTGGTCTAGTACCGAATGGGACGCTTCCAGCAGTTGGTACGTGGGCTTCGGCAGCGGCAGCGTCAGCACGAGCATCCGCCACCGGCGGCTACGTCCTCACGTACGGCCGCCAGGACGCGGGCCGGGTTCGTCCCCTCGCCGCAATAAACACTTTATCTCTTTAATTCTTTATCCCTTAGAGAGTTAGCTAAATAAAAGCCCCGGTAGGGGCTTTTCAGTTTCACTTTTTTGAGCTAAAATTGTGTTAATTACTTTACAGTTATTAACTTTGCGCCCTCTAATACATACATTAAAATATTAAAAAATTAACATGGCACTTACACAAGACCTTCCTATATCAAATTCGATGTATAAGCTTCTGAATCTTATCATTGATGCCCGGCAACAATTCCCCAAGGCGTTCCGGTATGAATTTGGTACGGAGTTGATGATGCTTGCCGTCCATTGTTGCGAATATATCCGTTATGCAAATACAGATATGAACCTTGAGCACCGTGCAGATTATCTGATGAAGTTTTTGTGTGAGTTTGATGCATTGAAATTACTGCTAAGAGTGTGTGAAGAACGACATTTGACCAGCCTGACTCAAACTGCCGAAATCTGTCTGCTTGCAGAGAGCATCGGTAAGCAAAGTACCGGCTGGTACAAAAAAACGGTTGCAGATCTCCAACGGCAAAAAGCTAACGGATCGCAACAAGTCGCAAAGCCGGAGTCATAATCGCCAAGGGGATTATGAGTGAGCAATTAGAATTATTTATTGGGCATCCCCCCGGTGATGAGCCGGGAAAGACTAAGATAGCGGATGCAACGGCTTCCAGCAGTTGGAACGTGAACTTCAACAACGGCAACGTCAACACGAACAACCGCCAGAACGCGAACCGGGTTCGTCCCCTCGCCGCAACAGGTAATATAATCTATGACATACTTCTTAGCAGTATTTTCGAAGCATCCGAAGATTGTGCCAGGCAGAAAAGAACGAGTACGGATTGTGTTGAGTTCTATAATGATTATCAGTCCGCATTGGTGCGGCTATGGTATTCTATTATTTACGGTGAATATGTACCGGACTTTTCAAAAGTATTCATACGGACTTACCCGGTATATCGGGAGGTTTTTGCCGCCGCTTTCATTGATCGTGTTGTCCATCACTGGATCGCTCTTCGTATCGAGCCGATCTTAGAGGAACGCTTCCGGGAACAAGGAAACGTCTCCAAGAACTGCCGGAAAGGTGAGGGATGCTTGTCTGCCGTGCACTATCTGAATAACATGATAGTCGAGGTCAGTGAGAATTATACTGCCGATGCGTACATTTTCAAAGATGACCTGTTCAGTTTCTTCATGTCTATCTCGAAATCGTTGGTATGGGAAATGCTGAACATATTCGTAAGGGACAATTATAAAGGCGATGATATTGAATGTTTGCTTTACCTTCTAGCCGTTACTATCTTTCATTGTCCACAAAATAAGTGTATCAGACGCTCTCCCGTCTCCATGTGGGACAAACTTCCCAGTAATAAAAGTCTGTTTCATAATGACCCTGACAGGGGAGTGGCTATCGGGAACCTGCCGTCGCAACTCATAGCCAACTTTCTGGCGTCTGTATATGATTATTTCGTGATGGAAATACTGGGATTCAGACATTATGTACGCTTTGTTGATGACTTTTGTATCGTGGTGAAATCTCCGGAAGAAATATTGTCCAAAGTCCATCTTCTTGATGGTTTCCTGAAAGAACAACTCCTTTTACGGTTGCATCCACGCAAGCTGTATCTTCAGCATTATAAGAAAGGAGTCTTGTTTGTTGGGGCGTTCATTTTGCCGGGTAGAATTTATGTATCTAACAGGGTGGTTGGTAACACATATAACGCTGTCAGGAAATTTAATAGAATAGCTGAAAATGGATTTGCAGAAGCGTATGTTGAGAAGTTTGTGAGTACAATGAACTCTTATTATGGCCTGATGAAACACTTTGCAACGTACAATATCCGTCGTAAAATTGCAGCGATGTTACTTCCTGAATGGTGGGAATATGTTTATATCGAAGGACATTTTGAAAAGTTTGTATTGAAGAATAAATATAACCATAGAAAACAACTAATTAAACATATCAAAAAACATGGATCAAAAAAATATCTTACCGCGTGGGATTGCTAAGCCTATCGAGCAACAGCCGGACGGAACTTGGATTGTACGTCATCACTTCCGGGTGGTTGGTACCAGTGAGAATGGTGAAGAACTGGTAACTTTTGCCAGTTCGGAATATCCCGAGAAACCTACCTTGCAACAGATTCAAAGAAGTATTGACCGTTATCGGGTGTGTCTAACAATGTATGGAGATACAATTTCAGACGAAATAGAAAAGGTTGATCTTTCCGTGTATATGTTTACGGATTAATAGTTCAATCTGTTGGTTGTTTAGGGGTGCTTATCAAGCATCCCTTTTTTATTTATGGAAAAAGTGAAAATTATAATGTCTTGTTTTATAGATATTTATCATAGAATTGATTTCCAAGATTTTCCATTTTTGTAAAACTCGTTATTATACTCAATACATTTGTTCCATACAGAATATTTTATTAATAATTAAACGCTATGAGTATGGGTATAAAAGTATTGTATGATTGGCTTTTGCAATCTAACCGACCGGCACACGTCAAAGCCGGGATGTTCGTCTTTGTTGTAATGCTTGTTTTCTGTTTCCTTCTATTAGGCATTGATTTCTGTAAATCTGCTATTGTTTCTTTAACGACAACCGCCATTGCCGCAATAGTGGTTGAGTACATTCAGAAAAAGTGCGGGTTCATCTTTGATTGGCTTGACGCATTAGCTACTGTTTTGCTTCCTGGGCTGATTACTGTGTTTTCAATATTGGTAGTAACTTTATGATTAATATTATGAGATGGTTATATGAGTTATTTAATGTAGACCAGATACGAATTATTTTCGTTTCGATGTTCAGTTCTCTTCTTGCTTATTTAACGCCGACTAAAGGTTTTCTTATAGCATTAGTTGTAATGTTTGGATTTAATATTTGGTGCGGAATGAGGGCTGATGGTGTTTCAATTATACGTTGTAAAAACTTTAAGTGGGATAAGTTTAAAAATGCCTTGGTCGAACTTCTCCTCTATCTTATAATCATTGAAGTAGTCTTCTCCTTTATGAGCTTGATAGGAGATGGTGAGAACTCATTGTTAGTTATTAAGACTATTACGTATGTATTTTCTTATGTATATCTTCAGAACGCATTTAAGAATCTGATTATTGCTTATCCTAGAAACAAAGGGTTTCGTATAATTTACCATGTAATACGTTTTGAATTTAAGCGGGCTACGCCTACACATGTACAAGGAATTATTGATAGAATCGAAAACGAACTAGATAAAGAGGAAAGATATGAAAATATTGATTGATAACGGTCACGGTAGTAATACTCCGGGTAAGTGTTCTCCAGATGGCAGGTTAAGGGAATACTCCTATACCCGTGAAATTGCTGGGCGTGTAGTATTTGAATTGCGTAAATTAGGTATTGATGCGGAACTGGTCGTGAAAGAGGAAATAGATGTTCCTTTGTCAGAACGTTGTAGGCGAGTGAATGAATATAAGACTTCTGAAGCAATTCTTATTTCTATCCATTGCAATGCAGCCGGTAATGGTTCAAATTGGATGCAAGCACGTGGTTGGGAAGCATGGACCAGTGTGGGACAGACAAAAGCCGATAAGCTGGCTGACTGTCTGTATACTACTGCTGAAGAATGTTTGTTTGGAATGAAAATACGGAAGGATATGGCAGACGGTGATCCAGATAAGGAGAGTAGTTTTTATATCTTGAAACATACGAAGTGTCCGGCTGTTCTGACGGAGAATCTGTTTCAGGATAACAAAGAAGATGTGGATTTCCTGCTGTCAGAGGAGGGGAAACGGACTATTGTTTCTCTTCATGTGAAAGGCATTTGTAAATATCTAGGCATATGAAGTCGCTTCCGTGGATATTAGTCTGTCTATTGTTGGGTATGATCGTGTGGATGCGTTGTAATCCGCACGATCCGTCAACGGTGTACATTAAGGGAGATACTGTACATATTCGGGACACATTAAGGGACACAATACTCCAACCGGTAAAAGAAACTCTGAAACGTATCGATACGGTATATTTACCGATCATGATAGATATTACCACCGACAGAACCGTAGAAGGAGATTCTATTCCGGTACTTGTACCGATTACAAGTAAAGAGTATAAGACCGATGATTACCGGGCGGTAGTCAGTGGATATAAGCCCAGTCTTGATTCCATGGAAATATACAGAGACAAGGGATTTATTACTCTTACTCCTTTACAGAAAAAGAAACGTTTGGGATTAGGTTTACAGATTGGATATGGTTATCCAACAGGTGGATATATTGGGATTGGATTAAATTATAATTTATGGGAATGGTAATAATTGTTATTAATTAATGAAAGCAAATTAATTTTCTTGTATATTTGTACCCAAATTTTTTGTTTAAATGGTTTTTTATTAGAAAAATGATTTGATAGTATTTTAACGATATGTAATGCAACGAAGTATATTAATTGGCAAGAGGAGGTTAATAATCCAAAGACTTGCTCTTAAAAGATATCGGCGCCGAGTCACAAGGAAAAAATATAAGAAGCGTAAAAAAAAGAGGGAGATAGAAGAATTTGAGAGAAATGCCCCCTATCGAGCTCTTGCAAAGGATGTAAAGTGTTATCAAGATGCGATAAACCTTTTTTTACCTCGTAATTTAAGTTATATGATGACGAATGAAAAGTGCTTATTTTACTCGAAAAAGATAAAGAGGGGAAAGGTACAGCATCAGTATATACTTGAGGTCCCAAGAGAGTTCTCTATTATAACTAACCCTGACGAAAGTTATTCGTTTTTACAAAAAATGATAGCTGCGTTTGTTTATCAAACATGTAATACACTATGGATTGATTATAAACATTGTATTAAAACGGATCTTCTAACACAAGTATTTCTAGATGCAATTTTGCTTGATATAGATAGATATCATCAACTTTGTAAGAAGGCAAATTTGTATAAATATATAAATTGGGGAGCTGTTGGTGGAAAGAACTATAATGATGAGAAAATATGTAGAATGGTTAATTCTGTTGGATCTCCCACTGTTCTTATTAATAGAAAAGTGTCTTATAAAGAAATTGTGCCTTTTAGATTGCACTGTTTCGATGGTATGAATGTTTCATCTCAGACAAGATTGGTTCAAAAAGAGATTGATACAACCAACGTGATTGAATATGTGAATAAATGTTTGGAAAGAGTTAATAAGACTCTTAATTCTAAGGCTTTACGAGAAATGGGATATGTTGTAGGCGAAACTTTAATAAATGCTGAAGAACATTCTAGTCTTAATTATCGTTATATGATTGGATACTTCGAGGAATGTAATGATGATAGCAAACATTATGGCGTTTTTAATCTTGTTATTATGAATTTTGGTCAGTCGATTTATGAAAAGTTTAAATACCCAATCGATGAGGTAAAACTAAACACTGAATGTCTTTCAAGGATGCAAGAACTTTCGGATGCTTTTACTAAGAAACGTTGGTTTAGGACTGCAGAGTTCACTGAAGAAACTTTATGGACATTGTATTCCTTACAACAAGGGGTAACTAGTGTACCCAATCAGGAACGTGGTAATGGTACTATTCAGTTTATTGAAAGTTTTTTTAAGTTGAAGGGAAATAAAGATGTAGATGATGTGTCTCGTATGTATATTCTTTCTGGAAATTCTATCATAGAATTTGACGGGACTTATAGATTGTCTGATTTGAAAGATGATAATGGAGTGCCTCGTGGAATAATATCATTTAATTCTTCTGGTTCTTTATTGGATAAGCCTGATACTAGATATGTAAGGAGCGTGAATCAGTATTTTCCAGGTACAGCCATTTTTATTCGAATATTGTTAAATGAAGATGATATAAGAAATGAAAACAAATATAATTAATTTAGAAAACTATAGGACTCAATTGGGTAATGTGAAGTCTAAAGTTTTTACAGGGAGAGATAGAGGGTTAGATGTTCGTGAGAAAAGTCATATTGATGAACTTTTTAATGAATGTGAAAAAGTGAAATTTGTTATTCCTAATGATATTTTTTCAATAACTCCTTCGTTCTTGGAAGAACTATTTTTTAATGTTGTTAAGGTGTATGGTAAAGAAAAATTATACGAGAAACTAGACTTGGAAGGTAACATCTATGATTTGCATGAACCATTGAATGAAGCAATTGACAGAATTTTACAACGTAAAACAGGATTAGATAAATAAGGAAATGATAGATACTTTACAAGTCATAACGAATTCATTAACTAATGAAAAAATGTTGATGGAATCTACGATGAATTTTTATGATATTCTTGATTATGCTTACAAAATAGCTATGGTGGTCATAGCTATTTTTAATGCTTGTTTTGCAGTTTATATTTATAATTCAAATAGTAGAAAGAGTTCTAAAGATAAAGATGCTGATAGAAAGATTGCTTTATTAAAATCTTTGATATTGGACTATAATTTAAAATTTCTATATGATTCATTTGCTGATTTAGAAAAAGATTTATCTAAATTAAAAGAAAAAGGATGTGATAAATCAGCTGTTGAAAAGAGTATACAAACCGATTTTAGAAAATTGAATGAACGCTTTGTTAATTTTCTGGAGGCTATAGATGGGACATTATATCATTCTATGTTGGATGCTTGTGATCAATGTCGGGATAAGATTGTAAGTAACATAGGTGATGACGGAGTTAATTTATGGGTAGATGAAAAATATAAAGATTTAATAATGAAGCCTTTGGATGATACAAAGAAAAAAATGTTAAGTCAACTTTTTAACTATAGAGGAGAGTAATTTTATACAGTTTATAATAATAAGCTGTCACTTTATTGGAAGGGATAGTTTTTATATTATGGTAAAAAAGAAGGGGTGCATCTACCCCTTCTTTTGTAATTCCTTCTTATCAACAACACACGAATCAACAAACTCTCAAGAAGGGTTACATAAGATAGTACTAATATATAAGTGAAAAGTTCGATCGTGGATATAAAAAAAGTGAGGGGAACCACCCCCTCACCAAAGTCAAACCAAAATAATCCGAATTATGTCCGTATTATCTTGATGTTGCAAAGATACAATTATTTTTCGATTAGACAATAAAAATCCCTGCATCGGCTCAATGCAGGGATGGTGTCAAATAAGAGCTTAACTGATTTTTAATGATGTCTGATGAATCATTTCGCTAACATCGTTCAAAGCGTTCAGGAACGTTTTGAGTTCATTGTCAGTAAAGCGAGCCTTTTTCCCGTTGACTATATTTCCGTTAATACGTTGGTATAGCCAGTTTCTACTTTTACCAAAATATTTCTTTGCAATATAACTGAATGAGATTGCTTCGGGCAATTCTCCAAGTTTATCACGTAATATGGCTTCTTCCACTCTTTCTATATAATCATTGCAGGCATTTACCGTTGCTTTTAGCCCAGCTTCAGATGCTTTTTTGTAGGCTTCCTTTTGGGCTTCCGGTAGTTTATTATATTTATCCTGCATTTCCTTTTTGAAAGCTTCTTTTTCTTCTGTGGTTTTTAGTTCTTTGAATCTTTCAAAGTCAGCCTGCATTTCTTTTGTTGGCAGGCAATCATTCCAATCTATCATAGCTTTTAATGTTTGTCCCTCCCCGAAGGGAGGGATGTTAATTACAACTTTTTTAATTTCTCTTGGATTTCGTTCATCCGATCGAGTATGTCATTTATAAGCGCTTCCCGTTCTTTGGCATTTTCAGGAACCCCATAGGCCTCGTGAAATGAAGCGAGAAGTTTTAAATTCTCATACTCTTGTTCTAATTCTTTTTTTTCTTCATCTTTCATCAGTTAAACATTAAAATTAAGAACTCTTATTTGACACTACAAAGATAATAAGCATTTGGTTATTATGCAAATTCTTAGTGATTTATTTTATATGTGATTATTCATTTTTCAAGTTGTCAAGTATTTCCCTGATTGCTTTATCAGCGTGTTTTCTCATTATTGTGACATAGTTGAAGATTGGTCTATCTTCTTTCATTGATTGCCCGATACAGTATTCCAGTGTACTAAGAGGAATTCCCAGGTCATATCCATGTTGGACGAAAGATTTGCGGGCTGAATATAGGGTGAATTTATGCCTGATTCCTGCCACCTTGCCTAATTGACTGATTTTCCTGGCCAGCAGGTTATAGCAGGAGGTATAGTTCTTGTATTTCCCGAATATGATTTTCCCTGTATTCTTTTTCATATACTTTTTTATAATGGGCTTTGCTTCTTCGGGAATGGAAAAGGAAATCAGGGAGTCCCCTTCTTTGGTGTTTTTGGTCTTTTTCCGGATGTAGTTTATTTCATCCGTCCGGAAATCGTATGCTAGTATGTCTACTAGGTTCATGCCGGCAAGATAATAAGTAAGCATGAAAATGTCCCGTGTTACGTTGAGATTGTAATGCTCTAAATTTGCATCTCTGATTGTTTTGAGTTCTTCCACTGTAATTTGGGTTTCTCTCTTTTGGGTTGATGGAATCTTGGCTGTGATGAAAGGGTCGATATCGTAGGTAACGTATTTCATCTTTATGGCATAGTTGATAATAACCTTTAGCAGGGTTATGTAGATGTTGATTGTGGTGCTTGACAGCTTTGTCTTTTTGAGCCATGATATGTACTGGTTCATTCTGATAGGGGTAATATGTTCCATGAGAGAACCGTTCCCGATGAATTGCATAAACTTGTTTGTGGCCAGCCGATAGAGTTTGTATGTCTTGGTACGTTCTTCTTCATCTATTTGGGACAGATATTCATCCACGACATCCTCGAACTTACGGTGCTTTTCTCCGTTTAATGGGTTAGTTATCATTTTGACTAATTGCGTGCACGTGAGCGAATCAGGGTAGTCCAGTTCCATGTATCGCTTGAAATAAAGGTTGTATAGCTGCTGTAATTTTGTATTGAGAAAATCCTTGTCTGGACGGTGTACTATTTTCCCGTTCTTAAACTCGTTTTCTCTTACCACTATATCCGTGGTGATGAATCTCGTTTCAGAGTTGTGTGCGACTCGAATTCTTATTTTGTGTGTCCCGTCTGATAACTTCTTTGCGGGAACTATTACCAATGTTAATGTAGCCATAATTTGTGTTTTTAGGGTAAAAATGGCGTTTTCGACCATTATTTTTTTAACATCCTATTGTAATTTGCTTATAATCAGATTCTAATCGGGGAATTTTCCGACCATAATCCGACCATTTTATAGCGTCAAAAGTGACGTTTTTGCTCTCTATTATAGACTACTAATTGATAGGAAAAATAGTTCGATTGTGCTTTTAATATTCTGTATATCAATAAAATAAAAATCGGAAGCTCATGCTCGCTCGCAGGCTTCCGATCAACACAAAAACTAAACTAGACTTAACTAAACTATTCTATTCTTGGAATTTCACAA